CCTGCGCCGCACATCTCGATATTGCCTTCATGTTTAAATGTCTTGCCTACTTCATACTGAAAGCCTCGGCAAGTCCAGTCGGGATTAAAAACTTTATAACCTTTGATACCCATAATTTATTCCTCCTGTTAAAATACACTTTTATTAGCCTGTATAACCGTATCTTTTAGCGGTAGTTTTGCTGATAAGCTCGCGTTCTCTAAAGTCGCACTGCTCCGTATTCAGCCATTTTTCCGCTGCTTCATAGTCTGTAAATTTAACTATGTTGTGACTCCATTTTCCGAAAACACACTTTGCGCTGTCTCCGAAAATAAATCCGTTCTTTTCAAAATACTTTTTTGCGTTCATAAGATAACCTCCTTTAATTTTCCAGTGCTTTACTGTAATTAAAGTATAGCACAATTTTTCGTATTTGCCAATAGTTTTCCGATATTTTATAATGATTTAATTAAGCTCTAATTAACTGTATTGTCTCGCCGGTTAAACTATCAATAATTTTCCTGTTGTCATTGCTATAATAGCGTGATGTTTGCGCTATTCCTAAAGCTGCACCGCATAAAGCAATAGCAAGTGCGATTGAATTGTTATTGCTATGATAATATTTTTCCGTTCCCTTTTTCCGATATGTCAAGTAATTTGCATATATAGTGCAATTCACCTTTTGAGACTTTATAATCTGATAGACGTTCTCTTGCGTGATCTTCTGAATTAGCAAGTACGCAAATTTCCAGTTTATCGCCGTTGTAAGTCTCACATAGAAAAGTATAATATTTTTCCATAGTCACGCCTCCTCTATAATATAAGTGTGTATGCCTTCACGCTGCATCTGATCCGCTTGCATATTGCTTATATGCTGTATATCAGTGTAGACTTGACATTTTTCCCGTAAAGCTCTAACTATGCGTATTATACCTCCATCGCATAATATAATTGATTTTCCGATTGAAGGCGTATAAACCGCATACGCATTTCCCATAGCTCTATCATGTGTTAGTGCTATATTATACATAGTTTTTCCTCCTTTAGAATATGTGTTTTATTGTTTATAAACTCTTGTTACATAGTATCAACATTTTTCCGCTGATACTATGTTGCAAAAGTTTATACATCCTTTGTTTCCGCAGCTCCAATATAAAGCACTGATATTTCCGACTCCATATTTTTTACAGCTTGAATATAATTATTCCAGTTTTCCGACTCATCGCCCTTTATAACAAATGGTACACGTTTACAAATATAGTATAATTTCCCGTCACTGATATAAAAGTCTGATCTTGTTATTCTCTTGTGAATTTCTTCAAATTTCCGAATAGTTTTAAAATAATCAGTCGCTTTATTAGGCGGCAATTCCATAAAATTCCAAACATTTCTCACAATTCCGAATGTTTTTCCGTCGCGCTTTACTGTAATACTACATGGAGACAATTTAACGTCAATTTCTCCATTAATTTCCTTGATATTCATGCAATAACCTCCTTAAATATAGTTGTTTGGATTTTGTACCCATACTAACACATTATTATAGTAAATTTCCGCGTTATGGGTATTCACTGTATAATTGATTAACTTTTCCAGTGAATAGCTAAAATGTAACTTTTTGCCGTTCTCAAAAAGATAATATGTGTTTGCTTTCATAATTTTCCCTCCTTGAATTTGTTGTGAATAAGCGTATATTTATAGGCTTGAATTTTTCCAGTCAAGCCCATAGTATATAGGTTTATTTCACTTCAATTACATTTACTGTATTGTCATTAGCAATAGAATTTCCGTATTCAATCGCTTCAGCTGTTTCACCGTCTCTTATGTGCAGTTTTATTTCTTTTTCGGGTAAATTTGCCCATAAGAAATAAAGAGTATTTGCGCCCGTAATCATGTACATTTTGTAATTATTCATAATATAACCTCCTTAAAAGTTAGGGAATCACGCGCCAACTATTGCCAACGCGCTATTGCGGTGTAATTTTTCAATTTGTCCGTATTGAAAAAATTGTAAAAGAACGGTTATAGCAATTAGTTTAAAGCTCTATCGCCACGTCAAGGCTTGCTATCTGATAGAGTACGGCGGACTATGCCGCCGCATAGAATTTGAATTTTATTTGTATAATGCTACTTTTCTAATTTCTCTGAATATTAAAGCGGTCAACAATATTTCCGCTTTTTCCTCGGAATATTTTGCCTTTTCTTCTTCAGTCCCTTCTAAAATAGCTCCGAGATCGTCAACTGCCTCTCTATTGTACCAATAGCAAGTATCAATGATTGACGGTAAACCTTGAGTCCAGTCTGTAAAGGCTGCATTTTCCCCAAGTCTTTTGATTTCATAGCCCTTTTCAGTCTTGAAAGTGTTATAGATGTGTTTTGCCGCCTCTTCAAAGTTTGTCGCGGTCAAATCGTAGTCTGTACCGTCAAAATATTTGAAGATGTAAGCGCGGATATTTTCAACCGCTTTTTTACTATTTGTTCTTAACATAAAATCAGCCTCCTAAAGTGATAAATTTGTTTTAAGCTTATGCACCTACGGGCGGACTATAAAAGCCCGTCCGCACTTGTAAAAGCTTAAACCATTGCAAAAAGAATTGAATTTCTTGAAGTGATAGCGTAAAGATCGCCCGTTCTTGTATCCTTCAAAAGTGCTCCAGTCATACCATAAACGCCATGGCTTGTGTCAATAGTTGTGGTATGTGTTGCGAGCTCATACGCCTTTTCAAGTGATATATTAGTTATGTCAATCGCTGCACCGTTGGCAATATAGCCTTTTATGTCCTTTTTAGTCATAATATGACCTCCTTTAAAATTATTGTTTTATGATTGGTCAACTTTTCAAGCTCCTGCGCTTGATTTGTTGATGGTGGATGCAGCACGCTTCCGCGCTGCGTTTTTCAATTTTCAAGTTGCTTTGTGCTTTGGCTGGTTAAATATCCGTGGATTCGCTCCGCCCCTCTTAACCGTCTGTCGTATAGAGGTTTAAGCACTTTTCAAGGGCTTTCGGCTTTTCGCTTTCGCTTCTGCCTTTCGTCCTTCTGTGATTATAGTATAACACAAAATTTGTGATTTGTCAATACCTTTTCAGATATTTTTTTATTTTAACTTTTGTGCTATACCTTCAAGAGGTTTTTTGCTTTTGCCGTTCCTCTTGCTGTGATTATATAATACCATACATTCAGGCAATTGTCAATGAATATTTTATGAATGTTTTGTATTTGTTTTGTGAATAAATAATAAATATTAATTATATATCGCCTATGCTATTATAATATAAAAAGCAAGCGTTAGTCGAATGATCGAAGCCAGGCGAAGGCGCTGAGGTTAAGAACAGCACAGGCGATGCACTGGTATGGACCTCAGGAAATGCACCTACAGTAGTAACACTTGAAGACGGCGATTGCGTACTCCACGAAGTAGCAGCTCCGAACGGTTATGAAAAGGCAACAGACATCAAGTTCACAGTTAAGGATGGCAAGGCAAGTGCTGAGAAGATCGACATGGTCGATGAGATCATCACAACAACCACAACCACTACAACAACTACAACTACAACAACTACTACAGTAACATATACAACCACGACAACAACGACTACCACTACAACGACTACAACCACAACCACAACTCAGCCCGTAACAGCAGATGTCCAGATCTGCAAGCAGGACGTTCACAGTGTTGAGGTTACAGGTGCACAGCTTACACTTACAGGTACTGATAAGGACGGCAACACCATATTCTTCAACGAGGGCTCAGTAGATGTAGCAGAGGATGCTAAGCTCGTTAAGGGCAGCGGCGATTCGCTCATCTGGATCTCAGGTTCAGCTCCTACAACAGTAGAGCTCACAGACGGTACTTATGTACTCCACGAGATCGCAGCTCCTACAGGATACGAAGTTGCTACAGATACCACATTCGTGATCGAAGATGGCAAGGTAGTTTCCATGAATGACAAGGCATACTCAGAAGCTGAGATCATACATATATTCAGATCCAGAGCTTACTATTAGTTTTATCTTTTACTTTTTATCGCAGCCAGTACCGATATTTTGTGCTATGGTGTTATGCAATATAATACAATATGTTAGATGTAATATGTATTGAGTAAAATTCAATTTGATACAATTTAATTTAATATAATAGATTTTGTTGACTTTACTATTACGCTTCTATTTTTGCGAACTGTAAACCAAAACTACTTTACATACATGTAAAGCAAAAACAGTTTACACTTTAGGCGGATGATCTCGGAGCTTGTAACCTTTAAAGAGATATTAATAAAACAGGCTTTTCTTAAATTTTCTATTAAGAATTTAAACAATTGCATTTGAACAAAACGATTGTTTAGCTATTTATAGCCGTTTACGGGCTGTATATCCCCGGGGATATTTTACATTTTGGATACCTGGTTCAGCGCAGCGATAGGGGTAAGGTGTTCAATTTCACTCACCACCATTTTCTACGACCTGTCGATTAAAAAACGCTACTTTTTCATCGTCTCCAATTTCGGACAAATCCCTATAAATAGCCTTTAAGAGAATATGCAAATCCTGACATTTCCAGACCAAATCCCAACAAAACTGCCACTTCTTTGCGAAATATGGGGCTTTGGGACGAATGGGGAGTTTCTCTCGTCTTTTGGGCTTTTTTCTTTAGTGAGGGCTACTCCGAATCTCGCCACTACAATAAGGGCAGGGGCTGCTATAACTAAGAAAAATAAATATTTTTTATTAGAGGCTACCGAAGAAGCTGTGGCTACTCTTTGTCTTGTCAACCCCTAACGCAATGCCGTTGCTTACGCAACGTCACCGCCCCAATCATGGGGCTTTGCTTTTTTTGCCTTACGGCGAAGAAAAAAATTTTTCTTTTAAAGGCTTGACAAATAGAAATTAATATGATATAATAAGATTGAGAGATGATTTTATGCTCTCACAGAATAAGGAATTATCGTTTTCAACTACTTGATGAGCTATCTCAACTTTTTGTAATAGTTAGAGGAACGTAAAACACCAGTTTGGCGATTTATAGGCGTTTGACTGGAAAAACGGTGGGAAGTTACTGACTATTTTTAGGGGCGATTTTGGAAGTTAGTGAGACGGTTTTTCGGCAAAAACGGGTTCTTTAGTAGGCTAAAGTGTACCTGTGAAACATTTTTGTGAAACAATTTGAAAGGCGGTAATGTTTATTGAAAGCTGAAAAGAAATTTGCTATCTATGACGAGGAAACAGGTGAGCGACTTGGTGAGATCCCCGCTGGCTCTACAGTGGAGACGCCAGAACAAAAGAGACTCAAGCGAGAAATAGCGGAGAGCAAAGTTAATCAAAAGTTCTTTGCGCGTAGCGAGTGCGGTAAGTTCTTTTGGAGTTTGTATTATCCGGAAGAAGGTTATTTTATGGATGTGTCGGATGCTGTTTTATCGAGAATCATTTATCTGATGACGTATCTCCCTTACGATAAAAATTATTTAGTAATAAGGGAAGATGTTGCTATGCCATATAGACCAATGAGAAAAGATGATGCCAAAAGAGTACTTGGACTGACTCGGCGATGGTTTGATAATTTCTGGAATAGTCTTATGCAAACAGGCGTTATTACGGAGCAAGAGAATGGCAAGCTTGTAGTTTGTGATAGGTTTAGACGTGGCAAGCTTGGAACAAGGGATAAGAAGGATATGTCTGCGATGAAAATATTCGACAACTGTGTGCGTTACCTTTATGAGAATACTACAACAAAGTCACATAGATACCTTACTTATCTTTACAGGCTCATTCCTTATATTAATGCAAGCTACAACGTGTTTTGCTCTAACCCAGAGGAAACAGATAGAAGTAAAATCAAATGGTTGACAGCGAGAGAGATGTGTACGATTCTCGGTTTAGATGAGTGCAATGAGACAAGAGTAGTGAATACTTTGTTTAAGCTGTCATTTATTGATAAGAATGGTGATAGTAGAAGTGTGATAAAGATGCTTCAAGATGTAAAGAATGGTGAAACTCGTAGGTTTATTGCTATCAACCCTCAGTTTTATCAAGGATATTGTATCACACCTGCAGAAGCAACTACGCTTATGCAAAATTTCTTATTAGAGGATAGAGAGGTGTTTGATAATGAAACTTCGTGATTATCAGCAGGAGTGTATTGATGTTATTGAGAAGAAAGGTTCAGGACGTTGGCTTGTGCAGATGAGCACAGGTTTAGGTAAAACCATCGTGTTCACTCATATGAAGCGTCAGGGGCGTATGTTGATATTGTCTCACCGTGAGGAACTTGTTCATCAGCCTTTGAAATACTTTGATTGTCCTACCGGCGTAGAAATGGCTGACGAGAAATCGAATGGAGAAGAAGTTGTGTCTGCTTCGGTACAGTCTCTTATTCGCAGACTTGGCAAGTTTAAAGGCGATGAATTTGATACTATTGTTGTTGATGAAGCACATCATGCCGCAGCTAAATCATATCGGACAATACTTAATCATTTTAAGGCAAGACAGGTGGTTGGTTTTACCGCTACTCCTAATCGTGGGGATAAGGTCAGACTCAATGATGTGTTTGATGAGATTATTTTTGAGCGTAATTTACGTTGGGGTATTGAAAATAAGTATTTGAGCGATATTGATTGCAAACGTGTGGATATAGGCTACGATCTTACCAATGTTCATACGAGACAAGGTGATTTTGCCCAAGATGAATTGGCGAAGGAAATGGAAGGAACTGAAAATGTCATAGCTGAAGTGTATAAGAATTATGCCAAAGGAGCTACATTAATTTTCGCATCATCTGTCAAACACGCTGAAGCTATTGCAAAGAAAATAAAAGGCGCAGTTGTTGTAACGGCTCAAACCAATAATCGTGCAGAGATAGTTAAGGATTTTACAGAAAGAAAAATACCTTGCATTGTCAACTGTATGATATTTACCGAGGGGACTGATTTGCCTTTGGTGGAAACAGTGATTATTGCAAGACCTACTCAGTCAGATGCCTTGTATGCTCAAATGGTCGGCAGAGGGCTTCGACTTTGTGAGGGTAAGGAGAAATTGAGGCTGATTGATTGCGTTGGTGTTACTGGCAAGAGAGATTTGTGTACAGCTCCTTCCTTGCTTGGACTTGACATAAGTGTACTTGATAAGAACAAGCGCAATAAGGTTGAGGGTGACTTGCTTAAACTTGGTGATGTAATTGACAGACTCACTGATACTCCAAAGGTTTGGATTAAAAGTATCGAGAATGTGCGACTTTGGGGAGAAGAACAAGGTTATAACTTACATGATGTCAATTATTGCCGTATGCCAGATGGCTCATTTATTTGCAACCTTCCGCAAGGCAGAAGAATTACAATTCCATGTCCCGATGTGATGGGTAATGTAGTTTCGCAAGCGACAGGCAGATCGATACCGATTCAAGAGGCTTTTAGCAAAACACGCAAGTTTCTTGAACGAAATTATAATGACAGTAAGAATATTTGGGATTCGAGAGCGTCAAGAGGCTGGGCAAGAGAACACGCTTCAGATAAACAAATTGCCTTTATTAAGAAGAATTGCAAGGAATATCTGGATGATATAAACTTTTCTTGGCTTGCAAAATTAGAGGCTTCGCAAATAATTTCAAGAATTTCTTATGAAAATTCAAAAAAACTCTTGACAAAATAAATAATTAGTGTTATAATATAATTAGAAAAGGGGATAATCTCTTTCTATCCCCTCGCAGAACAACGAATTAGAAAGAAGGTGCAAACAGTGGATGATTACACAGCTTACAAGCAGACGATTTTAGCTCCGTGCGACGACGTGTACACGGATGATATACAGAGTGAATACGACAGCGTTGACGCTTATCAGGGCTGCCGAGCGTGGTACGAATATCAAAGAGAATGGAATTGAGGTGCAGTATGACAAATCGGGAAAAATATATTTTGAAGTGCAATGAGTATGATATGTTGACTGGCATTCAGTTGGCAATGGCGCATGGTGAGAAATGCGTTGTGGATGCCATTATGAGAAAACAGTGGGATTGCACCAATTACATCAAACAAGATGCGGAAGTGTGCAACCGTTGCATTCAGCGTTGGCTCAACGAGGAGGCGAAATGATGCTTTACCCAGCACAGTTATATAGAGAAGAACTGAAGCGCAAGCTAATCTCTGCGTGGTATGACCCAAAGTACAAGTATTATTTTAGTGGCTCTGCTTATGAATTGTCTATTCCTGATAACAATGAAACTCGTCATGACTTTGTGCATCTGGACAAAGATGGCAAGGCAGACGGTTACTTCTCATATCAGATAGATTGGCAAGCCAAAAGCCTCTATAACTTTGGTCTTATAGGTTTCGCAGATGATAACAAAATGTTTCTGTTGGACTGTGTACGCCGTATTCAAGAGATGGCGCAACAAGAAATCCGCAGGGCTGAGTTCTGCGCTTGGAGCGACAACCCCGTCAACAAATTCTATGAGCGATTAGTAGAAAAAGCTCATGTAGGCAGAATTGCGGGACGTTTGTGGCAGTCGGGATATTTTGATGGCAGATATCACGATACTACGATTTATGAAATATTTTTCAAAAGAGGTGAATAATATGTTTCTTTTATTAGCATTACTACTCGTCGCAAGCGGCACAACATTCATGACGCTGTACGGTAAGGCAAAGACACACAGAGAACAAACTGTGTATATGGTAATGGCAATATGGCAGTTACTGACCGCAGGAATCACTATGGATAAATTCTTTAATTGAGGCGGGGAGAATGTACGTGAATAATAGATGGTATTCTGAACCCGAATTAAATGCATACGTTAATCAGCTTATCAAGGAACGTGATGCCTATAAAGAAGAATTGAAAGGCTGGTTGCGCAAGGCTTGTGAATGTATAGCAGGCGACGATTTTGATTGTAGCATCTGCCCATATTATGATATAGTTACAAACAACGGATGCCCAAGCAAGGTGAGCACTTATGCAGCCAAGATTAGATTGGAGGAGTTGAAATGACTCTGCCACTAATAAAAGCGGTATTGGCAACGGGCGATAAGTACGGATCGGGGCTACGAGATATGATGGCTTGGTTGAAGATATGTGATTTAAGCAACGTGTCAGACGAGCAAGCACGAATGTATTTAGAAAGGAATGATAACAATGACGACATTAACAACACAGAAGATAAAGGCATTTGCACATGATAAGGAACAAGCAGACAGTTTACTGGCACTAATGAATTATTACGGTGTAAATAGTTTATTGCAGATTAGTGAGCAGATGGGGCTTGCGTTTCTTGCCAAACTTGAAAGTGGTGAGATTAATGTTAAGGATTATCTTGTGTGACTTAGGGTTGGACATATTTGTTGCGTTGTGCTGCGTGGCGACATATGCCATTATAGATAGATGCGCCCTCAATCTGCTGTATGGTAAAGGCAAAGCTGAGTTTGATAGAGATTATTACACAGATCGGCTTGTGTCTGTTGGCATTTTGGGGCTGATGCCAATTGTAAATGTTGTGTTCCTCGGAGTAATGCTTTGGACATTCGGGGATAGAGTTGAAGCATTTGCGAGAGGAATATACAGAATTGCCTATAAAAAACGAGGAGTAATAATCAGAAAGGAGAAGAAGAATGGTAAAAATACCGATTGTGGCTGGATATTCGTATGATATTGACAAGTATGGCAATCACACACTGTACTACACAGAGACAAGAGAGAAGATGGAGCTTGGCAAGAATGGCAAGGGAACTGGTGAGTTTAAGGAGTTCACAGATGTTATAGGCTACTACTCTACCCTTGAGATGCTTCTGAGAGCTGTGGTAAAAGATTCAGCCTTTAGAGACATTGAAAGCGGCAAGGTAAAGTGTGTAAAAGACTATATTGACAGTCTGAAGAATATGTCGGATAGAATAGAGACTATTACAGGTGGTTTCTAATAGGAAGTTAATAGGCTAAAATTGATTCTGACGATTTCGTGGTAAACTTATATTGTTTTTGCTACAAACGATTTTAGCCTATAAAGATGATAATAGAAATGGAGGAGTTTTGAATGATACTCACAGATAAGTATTCGATGGTGGTTTGTGACAGCGCAGATTACAAGTTTTGCAAGCGTAAGGGCGTTATGTGTCACAAAGATTCATTTGGCTTTGAGTGCAAGACTTGTTGGAGGTGATGGCTTACCGTCGGAATATATCAGATAGTTAATAGAATTAGTGGCAAACATGGTTGTCCATATTGTTGTGGTAGGGCTGGAAATTTTGAAAAAGATATGGATAATATTGTAACGTCAAGAAATGGAATTAGGATTGGTAAATATATAAATGCTTCTACTCCTGTAAAAGTTAAGTGTTTAGAACATAATTTTGAATGGGATATATCACTTAATAATCTACAAAAGGGTAAGTGGTGTCCAGTATGTAGTCTAAAATTATCAGAAAAAGCTGTTTGGGATTGGTATACGGAACACTACATAGATATTTTGCCACAGTGTACATTTGATGATTTTTTGGGTGGTGATAATAATAAATATCGCTTTGATTTTGGAATATTTAATAAAGACGGTTCTTTAAAATACCTTTTAGAAATTGATGATGAAAGCCATAGGAGTGCCAGCAAGAAATATAGTAATGTGCGCAAGTCTGATAGATTAAAGGAAGAATATTGTAGATTACATCACATCAAATTAATTCGCATAGCAATTTCATGTTCAAAAATAAGGGTTATGCCGAAACAATGGTATAGAGATTACATATCCGATAAATTGGAGCAGATTGAGAATGGAGGGATTGAAAATTGGCACTTGATAGACAATATTGTATATATGGATTGGACACCAGCGCGTTCTATTTCGACGAAGAACGAAACCTTGAACAAAAAATGTACAAACTCCGCAATGTTAAAGGATGTTATCGAGAGTGTTTAAAGAACAAAGATTTGGACGATGCTGTGCGTATTATTGTGCAAGACAAATATAATGAAGTATCAAAGAAACTTGCTTTGTCGAAAGAAAAACTTATTTCTATGATGAGATGCAATATGTCTCGCCGTAGGAGCGTCAATCCTGCAAAGCTTAATCCTTACAATAGAATATCGGTTTTTGATAGTGAATTAACTCGTTGCTTAAATATGAAACCATTAAATCTCGATGTGCGTCAAACCGTAGAAAACACAGAAGTTAATGAGCAAATGATGGTTATATCAGTATTCTACTTTGAAATACTTGAACATTTAATACATAGTGGCTTTTATCATAACGGTGTTAAATATGTGTACTTTGCAAGTAGTGCGGGTCAAATCCGCACTAAGAAGGCTGTATTTGTACGAGAAGATTTACTTAATAAGAATTGGAATAGACTTGCTTGCGGTCTTACTGTAGAGGAAATTAATAGTAAAGGCGGTATGAATCTCAATAAATACAATGCTTATCTTGCGCTCTGCGGATCGGCTACAGAAGAATGGAAAGATTTTGATATAGATAGATGTATTGTAGTTGATGATTTTGAGACTAATGTAGTTACAGAAGTTGATTATGTTGATGATAGGGATTATAGTATTACTCGTCAAACTATGCCAGTTCCCATTTCCCATACGGATGGTTGTGGAATGATTAGCCCAGAATTAAGTGATAAAAATTTTATGGTGCGTATGCCGTGGACAAAAGGATTGCTTGGAGTATTTGATTTTAAGGCATTTATAAAGGAAAATGGTTGTTCTACAAAAGTGAAAGATATGTGGGGCAAAGAATGGGATATTTTTGAAGATAATATACAAATAATTTTCACAAAGAGTCAACTTAAAATGGCTGCTTATTATGATAGTTGGGACGATTATAAGAGTCGTTTTAAAAAGTATGGTTGTCGTGCTGGCAAGTGCAATGTAGAGGAAGATTATTTTAAAAGAGCTTCTATCAATTACCAGATGATTCAAAGTTTCATAGATTATAAAGATATTGAACTAAAGAAGATGTGTTCGGATAGTGTCAGCTTTATTAATGGAATTTGTTCTGATAAAGAAGTGCAGTTTAAAATGTTTGGCATTAAAGAAGGTAAGCCTTATTATAAGTATAATGGTATGCAAAAATGCCTTATGGAATATAATGGATTAATAAAAGATAGTTATTTCAGAGACCGACTTCGTGATTTTAGAAAAAAACTTATAAAAGATTTATATTCCGCCAAATTTAGAGTGAATGGCTATTACACATTTTTACTTCCAGATTTTTATGCATTTAGTGAATGGTTGTTTATGGGTATTCAAGTTCCGACGGGATTATTGGCTGATGGCGAGGTATATTGTAAATTGCACGAGTTTGGCAAAGAAGTAGATTGTCTTAGGAGTCCTCACTTATATTTTGAACACGCAATACGTCGAAATGTTACTGATGAAGAAAAAGAAAAATGGTTTTTGACTAAAGGGTGTTACACAAGCACACATGATGTAATTAGTAAAATTTTGCAGTTTGACACTGACGGTGACAGAACACTTGTTCTGCAAGACCAGAATATTATTGATGTTGCTAAAAGAAATCAAACTGGCATTGTGTCTTTGTATTATAATATGCGTAAAGCAGCTAAAGAACCTATAACAAGTGAAAGCAGATACAAAGGACTGTCTGTTGCGTTTACTGGTGGTAATATTGGAGTGATAAGCAATAATATTAGTAAAATAAAGAATAGTCAAGAAATTAGAAAACCCGAAACAAGACAAGAGGCTATTGATTGTTTGAAATTCAGTACAATGGTCAATAATGAAATTATAGATTTCGCCAAAACTTTATACAAAAGCACACCGCCGAAGAATGTTAAGGAAACTATTTCTAAATATGTAAATAAGAAATTGCCAGCATTCTTTGAATATGCAAAAGATAAAAAACCAGAGCAACTTGAACCTATCAATGATTGCATAGTAAATCGTATCAAAACACTCTATCCCGAAAATGAATTTAAGCTTGGTTTTACAGATAAATGCAGATTTGACTATCGTATGTTAATGAATAACCCAGATATTGAAGTGGACGAAAGTGTTTTAAGGGCATATAGTGATGTCGTATCGACAGTAAAACTCAAACATGGGAAAGAAGAAATAAATAATTCTGTGGCTATCAACGATATTGTATCGGTTATGCAACAATTCGATTATGCCCAATATGAGATATGCGATATGCTTATTCAGGATATGTTTAAGGATCATAATATTTTTAAAGACTCTCGTTGCAAGGAATTTTTCTTCCATGTTTATGGCGATATAGTCTATGAAAATATACAGGCTAATAAGTTGAAGTACGGATATGTGTGTGTTGATTGTGGGGTTGAGATAAAGAGAGTTAATGGTAAATGTCGTTGCTCTGAGTGTCAGAAAAAGTATAGATTAAAGTATATAAATAGCAAAGATAAACGGACAAATCATCATAGCATTAAGGGGCATACAACCGAAAATCTTTGACAATCCGCTATATATCGTTGTTTCTACCAAAAAAAGTTCAAAAACTTGGGACTATATGAAAGAGAAGATACACAGGCGGCAACGCCACTCTTAAAGATTGAAGGGAGTAGTAAGAAGAACGCTTATACTCCCTTGTCTTTTTTTGTCTTATCTCTTTTTTGCAAATATGAGCATTTGAACGAGTGTTCATAAATAAAAACACGAAAGATGTGAAAATTAATGATTCAGATTACAAAAGAGCAGTCAGAGTTCCTTAGAGCCAATGGAGTCAAGGAAGGCATAACACGCACTTCGAGACAGTGTAGCCACAGGCATACATATTGGTGTGCAGAGAATCGTTATATCCTTGCTCTGCTTGACGAGTTCAATAAGAATGTTAAGGTCGTAGAGACATACGGCGATATCAAATCCTGAGCAATCAGGCGGTTGGATAACCGATTTTATTATGAATTGAGGAATTTATTATGGACGAAAATACAATGCTTCTGGAAATACCTACGGAACTTGAAAATCTCAAACTGCCAAATCCCATGTTGCTTGACGCTTACGCCGATAGAAAGAATCGCCTTATATTTATTGACTACGATATAGACGATACACTTCTGCGTGAGGTTGGCAGACAGATTATTGAGTATAATCGTGAAGATAAGGACAAGTCGGTTGATGAGCGCACTCCGATAGTTATACTTATAAATTCGGGCGGCGGTTGTTTAGATAGTACATATGCCACTATTGCAATTATGGAAACATCAAAGACTCCTATAATTACAGTCAATATGAATTGTGCATATAGTGCAGCTGGGCTTATTCTTATGGCAGGACACAAGAGATATTGTATGCCGAGATCACAGGTACTCATCCATAGTGGTAGCGCGCAAGGAATTAGTGGTAATTATGAGGATATACAGGAAAGCACCAAGTCTTATAAAAAGATGATTGAAGAAATGAGGGAGTTTATCGTAAGCAAGACTAAGATTGATAAATCCTTGATGAAGAAAAATCAGTCTAAAGATTGGTATTTGCCCACTTCTGAGCAGATTGAACTGGGCGTGGTTGACGAAGTAGTTACAGACCTTGATTCTATACTGTGAGGTGTCGCCTCATGGCAAAAAGTAAAGAAAAGGTAAAAATAGAATTTGTTGGTAAATCTGGTGATGGTGTTACTGGCTCAATGTACTATATCGCCTATAATGACAAGCAAATTCTTTTGGATGCTGGATTATATCAGACGAGTGGAGATGATATTCTTAAACAGTATAAGGTCAACCATAGGAATTATAAAATCCCTTTTGCCGACCTTGACGCTGTAATTATCAGCCATTTTCATATAGATCATTGTGGTGTAGTTCCTTATCTGTTTGCTCGTGGCTATCGTGGCAATGTTTATATCCCCAAAGGCAACAAATTACTTGCCCGTATAATGTGGGAAGATAGTCTCAAGATATTTGAGGGCGACTGTGTAAAACTTGAAAAGCGTTATGATATGAACGCAACACCTTTATACACACAAGAAGATATTGAGATTGCACTTGAACATTTGGTTGAATTACCGTTTGGCGAGGACATAGTTCTATTTGACGATTTGACTTTGCATTATTATCACGCAAGCCATATTGTTAATGCGGCACAGGTGCGACTGAGCTTTAAGATTGGTGAAGCCACTAAAGTCTTGGGATTTACTGGTGACATTGGAAGTGACATAGATAAAGAATATCTTTTACCTTATGAGCCTATGCCCTACTGTGATATATTACTGGCTGAGTGTACTTATGGTGGAAGCCACAAGACACATAAGCAGAAAGATAGACTTAAAGATATTGAAAAAATTAAGTGTGTTGTTGACCAGTGTTGTCAGCACGACACACAAAAGGTTGTATTTGGTTCATTCTCACTTAATCGCTTACAGGATATATTAACTACACTGTATAAGATATACGGTGAAGATGAAACATTTGCAACCCCAATTATAATAGACGCGCCATTGGGCAGGAAGATTACTGATATATGGGATAAACTTATAGAAAGGGATAATAACCTTTGGAAGAAAGTTATCTCTTGGAAGAACATCGTATGGGTTGGCACCTATGAGGAATCTCAGCAATGGCAGAAGTTGCAGACTTCGCAGGTGGTCATAACGACTTCCAACTTCCTTAAAGCAGGTCGTGTGGTAAGTTGGCTCAAATCCGTATTGCCAAATGAAAACGCTCGTATCTGCCTCTGTGGGTACGCAGGCGATGAAAACAGTGTTGCTTATCAAATTCAGCATTGCAAGAAATGGGTAACAATAGACGGTGAGCGTGTGAGAAGCAGAGCTAATGTAATGCAACTTACATCATTTTCAAGTCACGCTTGTAGGTCGGAATTGCTTGACAGATATATCGCTATGCCATATAATAAGATTTATTTGGTGCATGGTGAGAAATCTGGCAAGGAAGAATTTGCAAAGCTGTTGCGTGATAGTTTGAGCAAGGCAGACAGGAGTGCAAAAGTTCATATTCCTGTAATGGGAGATAATATAAGTTTTTAAGGGTAGCCCGTGGGCGCAGAGATTATAGGGTACTTCCCTACTCACCTTTAGAAAAAATATGCAATTTTGTGAAAACGACGTTCCCAAAAAATGCGATTTGTGCAAAAGGAGATAGTATGGCGACAAAAGACGGTTGGAATAATAAATTCACAATCTCAGGCGTTCTCAATCTTGATGACGGCATTATTGCCATCGAGCGTGGAGATGATGAGCCTGTGGTGTTAGCAGATAGTATAGACAGACTAAACGGCAAGGACGTAACAATTGTGGTTTCGTGCGAAGAACCCACATAATCAATCCGACAGATTTGGATAATTCAATCCGAGAGAATAATAAGGAGGAATAAAAAGAGGTGAAGAAGTTTACCGATTCTGAATACATTGTTATTTGGGAAGTATGTTCTAAAAAGGAGCAGTACGGAAGTTGGCAGGAAGTTGCCAATGTATTAAATCAAAGGCTACATCGTGATTATTCTGAGGCTTGTTATAGAAAAGCTTACGAGTATTGGAATCTCATGGATAGTGCCATTAAGAAGTGTGTTGGCAATGCTGATTCTGTTGGCAAGGAACTTGAAATCCAGAAGCGTGAGCTTGAAAAAGAACGCAAGAAGTTGCAGACTGATAAACTGGAATATAATCGTTGGCTTAGAGATAATGCCAGAGAAGAAATGGTGTATGAAAGAATTGCAGATGGTATAGCAAATCTTACGCCTATTGATGTTCCTTCTCCGAGAAGTATCGCCGAGAATAATCGTGGTGCAGTTCTTTGCTTGGCTGATGCACATTTCAATACTGAATTTGAGATTAAGGGCTTATTCGGAGAAGTTCTTAATTCTTATAGCCCCGAAATATTCTATCAGCGTATGTGGTATCTAAGAGATAAAGTCAAGGAGATTTGTGAGAGAGAAAATATAACATCTCTGCATATCTTTGGTCTTGGAGATGACAACGACGGACTTTTGCGCTTAACCGACAATTTGCTTAAGCTTAGATGGGGTGTTATTGACTCTGCCCTTATCTATGCCGATTTCATGGCTAATTGGATAAATGAAGTCAGCAAATTTGTAAATGTAGATTTACAGATGGTAGAGGACAGTAACCACAACCAGCTTAGACTTTGCTCCGCACCCAAGAATGCCTTTAAGGGTGAAAATCTTAGCAAGGTAATTATTCATACGATTAAGACACGCTTGCAGGACAATCCTTGCGTAACTATCACTCAGAATCCTACTGGCTATATCTACGCTAATGTCGTTGGATATAATCTTATGGGAATACATGGAGAAGTAAAATCTCTCAAGACCGCCATTGACAATCTTTCAAGGCTTTATGGTCTTAGAGTTGATTATCTCATAGGTGGACACAAACATCACGCTGAAGAATACGGATTTGACTGTGAAGGGATTTCAGTTGGAAGCATTATTGGTATTGATGATTATAGTACCAGCCTTATGAGATCATCTAATGCGAGTGCGACAATGCTCATTTTTGAAGAAGGAAACGGGCTTGTCACTAAGCACACTATTAAATTGAATCAAAGGAGAGAATAACATGAATACCACAAAAGTATTTGCAAAAATGCTCAAGGCTCATAGCAAGGGCGAGTGCGTATCGCTTGTCACTGATTATGAGAACGCAAAAGAAATAGCAAAGCTTATTATATCTATGCCTGATACCTATATTGAGAACTTTCAGCTCAATCGTGAAGATCGGGATGGCTACGCTGATCCGTGGCTTCTCAGTTACGGAGAGGAAGGTGACATCTGGTGTCAGAAAGCTATTCTCGACAGTGGCATTGTTGCAAAGGGTGAAGGCGCATATATCATAGACATATCTGCTATCGGCAGCAGAGTTCCCGAAGATTTTGTTCTCGGTGGCACAATAAAGGTGGTGGACTAAGTGAATATACCTGAAACTGCCTTTAAGAGATATGACAGATATGAGGATTTCACATCCGAGTTTGTGCGCTCCGCTATGGAAAATGGAGTTGCGTTCCTTATAGCGAATTGGCAGGATGCGCTGGGTGTGTGCCAGTTACTCAATACGTTTACCATTAACGGCAATAGCATTGCTATGCGTGGCGAGTTTACAGATGAAGCTTATGCAGATGTTCAGTGTGTTAAAGAATACGACGGTAACACTCTTATCACTCTGTTTGCTAATGGCGAAATCATATGTGAAAAGGCTTTAGATGACGAGTCTGCATATGTAGATGACGGGGTGTATTTTGTGGAGTACAGCGCAAAGAATTTTACTTTGCCGTTACACGCAACGGTTATACCTTTCAAGATTGAAACTCAGATTTTTGAAAATGTATTTTAAAGAATTTAGCGAGAAGCCCGTTGGCTTTAGACGACGGGTAGTTCACGAAAGCGAGGTAGAAAATGAAGAATAAGATTTTAGCACTTTTCATGAGCGTCGCACTGTGTTTTGTCACTCTTCCATTTGTTAAGCCGAGTAAGGCACAGGCATTTCACTGGTGGTGGCAGACGGAAGTCATCGTGCTTCGGCAGCATTTGTGCGGCACCTGCAGTAATGGTTACAATATACAGCCAGCCTACACTCTCGTTCTGCTGAATGCGGATAAGAACACTACGGAATATTGGTACGGTTATTACGTGCCACGTTCTGCTATTACTCCGTATTTTGATCCGATGCAGAGCTATATGGTGGGTTGCACTATCACTGTGGACGATTCGTTCCTGGATAACGAGTCTTGGTTCATGCATTGTTATTGATTATATAGCCGCAAGTCGGCTTGTAATTCTTCCCAAAGAGAGGGAAGTAAAATATATCTGTAATAGGGGCAGAGTCCCCTATGGGCAATGAGCTTGGTAGTAAAGCGTTGTCACAAAGGATGACAAAGTATTCAGTGCAAATCTGGAATTGCTCACCACTCCTTCCTATCGGAGGAAACCGACACTGACACGGCGGCAGTCAGTAATTATGCCGCCTATATGCGGATAGCCTGGTCTGAGGTCGCTCCTTAGAGTCCGCCCCAAATAGGGTGTAGCAAGTACCTCTCAGGTAGAGTTTATGACCGCCTGTTTGCGAAACTGCACCTCATAGAAGATAATGTACCTACCATGCCTCTGTTGCAAGCGTACCACGGTAGGTCTTTCAAGGAAAGAGTTTTCAGGCATCTCTTGCATAATGTAGGCTGTGCGCACAGTTTGCATATTGATTTTCGTGCTTGAATATTGCGCATTATACCGTTTACAGCACAATGTAAAGGTGCGCATTATCACGGTAGGAGTTTAAGTGACTGTGCAACTCAGTCCACCGTGACCAAGCGTGTCGTCAACGCTATAAGCATTAAAGGCAGATAGAGAGAACCGATCATTCTCTTGACAAGTGTCACCATTCACTTCTGCCTTTATAATCTTTGAATGGTGAGATTGGAAATGGTGTGTATGGAGAAATTCATAAGATTGTCTTTTGATAGAAATAAAATTGTTGATTGGGGAATATCTTCTTCAAACTATATACGGTATTTGTATATGGCTACATTTCTGAGTTATGACGGAACATTAAAGTCCGGAAATAACGCTTTAATGACAAAGGAAATGTGCAAAGAGCGTTTGAAGTTGAAAGAAGATACGTTTAGAAGTTTTTATAAAGAATGTTTGGACGCAAAACTTTTTGAAATAGATGAACAAACTCAAAGTATCAAATTGCCTAATTCTCTTGTTTCAAGAGATACGAGAGATATAAAAGAAAATGATAAAGTAGCAATGCTGATAAATATTAATATGTTTCGAGATTTGTATTTCTCCGTTGATTTACACAGTCACAAAACAATGTCTTATATGTTTAGATGCTTGCCTTTATACGATTTTGAAAGAAATAGGTTTATTTTGAACAATCAAGAATTGTCGATAAAGGATTGTTTTTTCTCTTTTTGGAATCACCGCAGATAGGAATATTCACGCTCGGTACAAAACTTTTATTGCCAATAATGAGCCTGTATTTTCAATTCAAAAAATAGGTGAAAAATCTTACTATATCCTTAATAACAAATTATTTTCTAATCAATTTGATATACGCAGACCTCGTACATTATCTCCTAATTATAAACACAGACAGTCTGAAACGCTAAAAGTGTGGAGAAAATCTGTTTTACAAAGAGATAATTATACTTGTCAATGTTGTGGCGGTCACATAAACCTTAATGCCCATCGCATAAAAAATTATGCCCAGCATAAAGATTTGGCGTTAGATATAGATAACGGCATTACCCTATGTGAACTTTGTCATAATCCGTTTATTGCAGGTTCATTTCATAATATATATGGTACTTACAACAATACTTTTGAGCAGTTACAAGAGTATATAGAAAACTATTCTTATATGCGAAAAATACTTAATGCAATATCAGAAAACAAACTTGTAGCAAAAGAAATTTGTTCAAATTATAATCTTTTCGGAAAATAATTAACAAAATGAGCGTAAGGAGATGACAATGTGAAACGTGGAAGAATCTATAATAAGATTTATACACCCGAATTATGGGAACAAGTCAACCCAGACAACAAGGCTCTGCTTGAAGATTTCTTAGCGGAGTATCGCCAGAGAAAGAAGGCTAAATCAACAATCGACGCTTATTTTCAAGATGGTAGGTATATACTGATTTATGTTTTACAACAACTCGGAAATCGCAGTCTCCTTGAGTTAAAGAAGAAAGATTTTCGTGGTATGAGTTTGTGGTTCTCAGAAGAAAAGCAAATGTCATCTGCGAGAGTTAATCGCTTGAAGGCAACTATTAATTCTATACTTACCTTTGCTGAAGAAGATGATGACTATGAATACGACAACAATCTTGCTAAGAAAGTCAAAGGACTCCCAAGAGAAAGAGTAAGAGACAATGACGATGACTTCTTCTTTACATTTGATGAGTTCATTAAAGTGAGAGATATACTCGTAGAGAAAGGCAGATTACAAGACGCTGTTCTGCTAAGTCTCGGTTTTGATTCTGCTGCCCGTAAGAATGAATTATATCAAGTGAAGAAGCAAGGTCTGACAGAGGGCAATAAGACAAATATAGTTGTCGGCAAACGCGGCAAGAAATTCCCTCTCGTTTATCTTGACGATACAAGAGATTTAATAGCAAAGTATCTTGAACAGCGTGGCGATGATGATATTGAATCATTATGGGTAAAGATTGTTGGAGATACTAAGACGGAGATTACAAAGGATTGCCTGTACAATAGAATGGTTTCTATCTCAAATATCTTTTCACAGGTTAGAGGTGAACCTTGTAATATCTTCTGTCATACAATGAGACATTCTCGTGCTGAGTGTTTGAAACAAGGAACAGACACAAGGCTTTTAGACGAGAATGGTAAACCAAAGGTGTTTACAATAGATCAAATTTCAAAAGCACTTCACCATAGTGATATATCAACTACACAAGGATATTTGATGAATCACGACGAAGAAGAAATCGACGAGATGTTTGGTCTTGTTTAAACCCACATTTTATTAGAAATCTACAATTTATAATTCCTCCTATTATGCCCCGATTGTCGGGGCTTTTGTGTTGTCCGACTGCAATGATGTTGGACGGCGCACCAATTTGAATTAAAGGAGTGGCGATATGCCAAAATTAAGTGTTATTATACCTTGCTTCAAAGCAAGAGAGACAATTGCAAAAACATTACATTCTATCGCCATGCAGAGCATTGCTGGCGATATAGAGATACTTGTAGTAAACGACGCAGATGACATCAATTACTCGGATATATTACGCAAGTTTAATGACTTGAATATTGTATACGTACAACGCGACCATAACGGTGGGGGTGGAGCTGCCAGAAACTCAGGAATTAGATATGCAACAGCCGACTATATAACTTTTATTGATTCCGACGATCAGTTCACAAGCCCAATCACCTTAGAAATTATGTATAACAAAATCAAGTCTGAGAAGGTTGATATGCTCGCAGGAGACTTTGAAAGCGAAATGCGGCAGGACAACGGGATTGCCATTAAGAAAATTGAGAAGTCGCCAGTTTGGTGTCACAACAAATATTATAGGCGACAATTCTTGATTGATAACAATTTGTTTTTCAACGAGAAGCTTCGCATAAATGAGGATATGGAGTTTCACCAGTTACTCATTGATGTGGGTGGCAAGGTGGCATATGTGCCGTTTTGTGGCTATATGTGGCGAGACAACGCAAAGAGCGTGACACATGAAAGCCCTTATAAAAACAAGAAGCAGTTTGTGGTGGCTTCGGCTGAGTATATCTGTGACTGCGAAAAGCGTGGCATGGGCGGTGAAAAGGTTGTGCGTCGTATTTTGCAAAATTTGGTGATGGTGTATTACTATTATCAAATCGTACTGGATGACACGCCTGAGAATAAGGACGATTATCTGGCGGCTTGCAGAGAGTATTGGAAACTGGCTGATAAGTATACAGCAAATGTAAGCGACGAGGAAATCACGAGAGTATTTTTGCCGATAATGAAGCAACAGTGCAGTTTGATACCGAGCGTGACATTTATGGAATTTTTAAATGAGATTAGAACATGATTTAAAGGAGTGAGTGGAGTGCCAGCAAGAGGTTCAAAACAAGCCTTGGAGAAAAAGGCAAAGCCTAAATATCGCAAAATAGATACAACTACTTTGCCACCTCTGTACAAATGCTCTTGCTGTGGCAAGATTGTTCAAGAACCAGAGGGGAAGTTTTTTAAGGTTATACAAAATTCTTTATATAACGGCAATGATGGATTTAGCAATATATGTACTTATTGCTGTGATGATTTCTTTGCCAGAATGAGAGAGAAGTACCAAGACGAAAAAATTGCGCTTCTTGTAACTTGCGGAGAAATGGGATGGTTTTTCTCCGAAAAGACATATATGCAAATGAAAGAAAAAAATACTGGCGATATTAGATTGGGTGACTATATTAAGAGACTTAATCTATCACAGAATAAAAATCTCACATTTGTGGATTATGTTATGTCAAGTATTAATAGCGAGCAGTTTTTACGCTCAAAACAAGAAGCTGATGATATGATGGAAGAAAACTGGACAGATGAAGAACGAAAGAATGTGGACACTGTTATAGAAGTTATAGGTTACGATCCGTTTGCTGGCTATCAATCAAGCGATAGACGTTATCTCTTTGGCGAACTTGTAAAATATTTAGACGATGAAGAAGTTGTTGATGATAATTATAAGTTATCGCAAATTATTCAGATTGTAAATAACAATAATCAGATAAGACAATATGATTTGCTTATTGCGCAGTTGAAGCCTTTAACCGATAGTAAAGATATTCAGGTCTTAAACGAGATGAAAGGAAAACTTGTGCAATCGAATGATAAGATTGCAAAGGAGAATGAAATTTCAGTAAAGAACAGGTCTAACAAAGATATAGGCAAGTCTACATTGACATATCTTATGCGTGACCTTAGAGAGAAGGATTTTGACAGAGCAGAAGCCGATTACTACGACCAACTCAAATCGGCAGGTACAAGGTGGGCGGCGGAAGTTTCAATGAACGCCATACAGAAAAATACATTCTTTGATGAGAATGATATGCGTGAGATTAACGACATAAAGCGGCAAATGGTTGTTGAACTTCAAGAAAAAGTTGACGACCTCATGGAAGAAAAGAGGCAACTGCTTGTCGAGATACAAAAGCTAAAGAACGGTGATGGCAATGAAGAAACGTAAAATCATTCTTACGCCAATAAAACGAAAGATATGCGAGTTAGACGCTGAGTCTATTGCATATTATAGGCGCAACGTCTGCATTGCTTGTGAAGATTTATTGGGCATTAAATTAGTCGACGCACAGAAATGGATATTACAAAGCACATGGAACGCATCTCATAGCGTGTGGTGTTGCTGTCGTAACTTTGGAAAATCATTTTTAGGCGCGATACTTATGATTTTAAAGGCTATTCTCTATGAAAACCAAGCGATATACATAGTATCATCTGTCGGAGATCAGGCAAAAGAAACGTTTTCAAAGCTCGAAGAAATCGTTACACGTATGGGTAAAACCGCTGCTTCTATACGTTCTTTAAAGGATATAGTTGAGAAAGAGACTAAGAAATCAGCAACCAACAAAAGTGGATTTAGTCATAATCCAGCAGGATATGAGGTTGAATTTTATAATGGTAGTTCAATTCAGACCTTAAATAGTAAGCCAAATTCTGCGAGAAGTCGACGCGCCAGCTTGGTTTTTTTTGATGAGAGTGCCTTTTGCTCAGATGAATTGATTACAGTTTGTGAAGCCTTTGCTTTGCAGAATAGCGATTTTAGCACATCTACTGAAGAAAATTATAATCCAGAAGCAGAACATAGAAAAGTGCCTACGCAATTAGTCTATGCTTCTTCACAAGACCAAATGGATAAATTATTTTACAAGCATTATAAAAACTTTGCAAAGCGTATGATTGCCGGAGATAGAGATTATTTTGTTTGTGACATGATTTGCGATGTTGCAATTCAGACCTATATGAATGGTGAACCTTATGCTCCTTTGTTAACAAGAGACAAGGTTGAAGCAGCTCTTAAAAGCAATAAAGATAAGGCTTTGAGAGAATACTTTAATCAGCCCACTATGGACGGTGGAAGTAGTCAAATTGTCAAGTGGGACACTATTCGCAGAAATGAAAATTTTCATTTACCTACTTTACATTGGAAACCTAACAGTAAAATAGCTATAGCTTTCGATCCTGCGCGTACCGCAGATAACTCTATTATTGGCGTTATGAATATTTACCAAGATAAAGAGTTGGGTTGGTGTGGTGATATTATCAACTGCGTGAACATGATTGATAATGCCACTAAACAAAAATATAAACTTGATTCTAACAGACAATTAGACGAGTTGCGCAAACTTGTCAATCTTTATAACGGTCAAAATCCCGATTATGAATTTCTGGACATCTTGGAAATTGATAGTGGTGCTGGCGGTGGTGGTGTTAGTGCTTATGCCGACGGATTGCTTAACGACTATTCGGATAAGTTTGGCAAAACTCACAGAGGATTTATTGATAAAACAAATGAGTTGTATCAAACCTATGTTAGCCGATACCCTAATGCTTGCGACAAACTGCGCCTTATAAGTCCTAAGAAATATCGTACCCAGATGGTTGAAGAAATGATTGAGCTTATGGATTTAGGGGCAATCAAGTTCCCGTATGAATATTCAGGGCAAGACTTTATAAAAGTTATCGAAGGCATAGACAATGATGGCAACGAGATATGGGTAAACCATGAGTTGTCGGACGATGAAAAAATGGCATTAATACAAATTGACCTTATGAAAAATGAGGTTACTTCAATTCATAAAACTGAAAATGCGGAAAGGACAACGGTTAATTATGCTTTGTCAAAAGAGAAAGAAAACCGTATGCACGATGACCGCTTCTACGTTTTAATCATGTTAGCTCATAGACTATATGAATTAAGGCGTGGCAATATTATAAACAAGCCGAAGCCAGTCGAAGAAGAACTCTGTTTCTTTGGTCGTGCGGCTAAATCCTATAAATAGAAAGGACGGTGAACTATGGAAGATATTCAGGAATTTTATAACTTGCAACGCTTTGCGAAATTGCGTTCCGACATACTGCTTGATCTCAAACAGAACATGGACGAAGTTTCAGTATTTCTTAGACGCTATCCACGCAAGGTAATCCTCGGCGCACTGTCCGATCCTACCAGTCCCCGAAACCAAGAGATTCTGCGGGACATAAGCCGTTTCTATTTTGCGGTCAGTCCACACTATCGCAGAGAACTCATAATGCTGTCAACCATATTGACAAACAATTATGTTATACGGGCGATTGAAAACGTCAAGACACTTGATAAGGATAAATTTGAGGAGCAGTATATTAACTACGCCATCAAATGTAATCGTTTCAAGTTCAAGGACATCAATCCACAGATAATGCTACGAGTGCTTGTGGACGGCATTTATTACGGGCTTATGATTGAGAATAAGCGCAGTTTCTTCTTGAAGCCACTGATGCACAAATACTGCCGGCTTGCCGCAGTTGAAAACGGCGTATGGCGATTTGCGTTTGACCTTAGTTACTTCAATGATAAGAAAACCAAGCTCCTACTCCCCTCTCATGGTTCTGAGTTTGTAAAGGCTTATACCGCATATAAGGGTGATAAGGAAAAGGGTATTGAGGGTGACAAAACTCTTAGGTGGTTCATTCCCAAAAATCAGATTTGCATTAAGTTTGACGAGGAATACCCATTTATAATGCCTCCGTTTATTGGTTGCTTTAAGGCAATTATTGACCTTGAAACTTATCAAGAGATTAAGAAAGACGGTGCAATACTTGACAACTACAAGTTAATTAACTATACGGTTGAAACCGATACTGACGGCAATCCTGCATTGTCCTACGAGCAAATAGAACGCTACTACCGCCAAATCGCTGGCGCAGTCCCAGAGGGCATTGGTATAGCAGTCAATCCGTTTAAGGCAGAGAGCATTACTCTTAAAGATACACAGAACTCCGCAAACGATTATACGGAAGATGCTACAAGAACATTGTTTGATAATATGGGTTCATCTCCACTACTGTTTGGCGTGGGTGCAAATCCGACTTACAAGGTTATTGAGCTTTCACTTATAGTAGATGCAACCATGATGATGAAGTTACTTCGTCAAATTGAGCGAGTGTTCAATGTCAAGTATCAGCGTGAAATGTCGCTTCATGAGGATTATCTGTTTGAGATTTATTTCTTAGATCAGTACAGTTTCAATAAAGATGAAGTTGCAAATCGTATGCAAAAGGCGGCAATGTATGGCGTTCCGTCTAAACTGCTTTATGCGGCAGCACTCGGTCAAGAACCTATTGATGCTTATACGGCAAGTTACCTTGAAAACGAAGTGCTTGGTTGCGGTGTGGATATTTATAATAGACCACTTATAAGTAGCAATACTTTGAGTAACGGTGAGGTTGGTAGACCAGAGACAGACACTCCGTCCGAGAATACGGAGTTAAATATTTCTAATAACGATGACTACAAGTGAGGTGGGTATCGTGAACAAATTTATAACGGTAGTTGAGCCTAAAGCGCAGGAAGAACTGGTAGCTTTAGGCTTTACTTATACAAAAACAGAGATTGGCGGTAAAACGGTTTATGCTTTTGCCGACACAGCAGAGTTGCAGAAGTTTCTCACTGAGAGATACAGCGACGAGGAATGGCATTATATGCGAAGCAACAAACTGTTCTTCTGAGTTTTGAGAGAAAACAAAGGAAAGGAGGTAAAAGCAATGGAGAAGTTTAATGTTAATGCTTGCACTAAGTTTTCTGTGATAGAAGAACTTAATAGCGAATTTACTCTTGTTAAGGTTTATGTAATGGGTTGTGGTAAGAATCGCAATATGTCTTATATAGCCAAAGACAGAGTAGAGGAAAAGTTAAACACTCTTAATTACGTTCCAGTCGTAGGGCATCTGTTCAAGGATGATGACGGCAATTATAGGCTTGGCGGACACGATTGTGCATTTGACGAAAATTATAATATCGTTTCACTTTGCACTCCGTTTGGCGTAGTAATGGAAAATTCGTTTGGTTGGGAAACTATTAATGAATATGGCACTGATGTTGAATATCTTACGGCAAATGCTGTGCTTTGGACGGGAAGATATCCTGATTTAAAAGAAGCGATATATTCTGATGATGTGTATTTTAATCAGTCAATGGAACTTAATGTTTCTCAGTATCGTCCGTTAGATTCGGATTCAAATTATATTGAATTGCTTGAATTTTCATTTGACGCTCTTTGTCTTTTGAACAAATCGGATAAACCAGAAGAAAACGTAGAGCCGTGTTTCTTGTCAGCTCGTGTTGAACCTGTAAACTTTAATGCAGATGAGTTTACAGCTAAATTTGAAGAACTCAAGACAGCTATGAACAAATGCTTTAATTCACAGAAAGAAGGTGGAGAATTGGAGAACAACAACATTACAAATGAACCTGTAGCGACAGTTGAGCCTGTTACTGAACCAGAGCCTACATATTCAATTTCGGATTTTCAGCTTACCGCAAATGAGAAATGGGAAAAGATTGGTAGTGCAGTTAGGGGATTAAATAAGGTTACAGACTCTTTTGATGTTTGGTACTATCTTGAAGATTTCGATGATAATTATGCTTACATTGAGAGATATGTTTACAACTACGCTGAAGATACTTGTGAAAGAAAGTATGGTAGGGTTGCTTATAGTATTGGTGAAAACGAGGCTACTATCAATTCAGAATTTGAGGAAATGCGAGTTATGTGGCTCACTATTGAAGAAGCCGATACTGTAGAAGAAGCAAGAAATAACTATTCTGCTGTACAGGCACAGGTTGCAGAACTTACACAGAGCGTTGAAGCTCTTACGCCCTACAAGCTTGCGGCTGAAAAGGCAGAGAGAGAAAATGCTGAAAACGATGTATTTGCAAAGTATGATTCTCGCATAGGCGAAATGGCTGAATATGTAGAACTCAAGACAAAGGCTGGCGAGTATTCTATCGCAGACCTTGAAAGAGAATGTCTTATCCTTGTTGGCAAGTTTGCCATGACAGAGACAAAGACAGCAGAAGTAGAGCCTGAAACAGAGGCTACAATCACATTTGCACTTGACGAAACACCTGAATCAAAGTTTGTAAATCGTTACGGCAATGTGTACGAAGATTATAAAACAAGATAACGAAAGGAAGGTAAAAATATGGCACACGGAATTTTTAGAAGTGACAATTGCACTTATACACACGATCCTGCGAAGATCAGAACAATTGAAACATATGGTGAAATCGACAACGGCGCTCCTATCACACTTGGCGCACTCGCTACAACTGGCAAGTATGCTGGCAAAAGAGAAGTATTTACAACTTCTGCTGCAACAGGTGCAGAAGCAACTGCTGTTTTTGTAGTTGCAACTCCTGAGCTTGACTATGAAAAGTATACACTTGGCGAATTTTCAAACGCTTCTGGTGCAATCGGCAGAGCAGTAGCAATGGAAAAGTATGACATTTTCTCAGTAACATCTGAGGTTCTTTCTGCTATTCCTACAACTACAAATAAGTATATCGCTGCTGGCAACGGCACGTGGACTGTATCAAGCGCAAGCACAAAAGCTTTTGCACAGTTCCTCAATTCTGACGTTCAGGACGGCGTAACATTCTACGGATTTGAAGTCCTCTAATCAAGACAAGAAAGGTGGTAATAATATGAGTAAGGATTTAAGACAGCTTGCTATCGACGTTTACAACGGCGTTGATGTAACGTTTGAGAACGGCGAAACTGGCGAAGATATGATTCGCAACGCACTCTGCAAGGCTTTTAACGGCGCAAACCTTAATGACACTAAAGCAGTAAGAAACGCTCTTGCCTATAACAAGGTTGACTTCGAGATTATCAATGAGCTTATTGATGTAGCTCTCGATCTTTCAGCACAGGAGAACTCTGAAATCTGGAACTTTGTTGATTTCAAGTCTGCTGCACTTGGCGACAAGAATAAGTTTACAGTAGAAGGTAGCGATCTTCTTCATGTTGACGTAATCACACACGGTACTCAGGGTGTTCGCAGACAGCGTATGCTTGGCAGAGAGTTCTCAGTAAAGACAACTACTAAGGCTATCAAGATTTACGAAGAAATGGTACGTCTTGCTGCTAACCGCATTAACTGGGCTAAGTTTGTTGAAAAGATCGGCAAGTCATTTGACAATGATAGATTCAACGCAGTAGTTACTGCATTCAACGGCATTACCGCTTCTGGCAATTATTCTAAGGGTTCTGCTGGTACAACTTTCAGTGAGAGTAGCATGATCGACCTTCTCACAACTGTTGAGAATGATGGCAATACACCTAAGATTTTCGGTTCACTTCAGGCTCTCCGCAACCTCACTACTTCTATGGCTGGTGACGAGGTAAGAAGAGACTACTACAACTTCGGCTATATGGGCAAGTTCAACGGCTACGATACATTCCGTATCTCTGGCAAGAACGTTCCTACTGACAAGATTTTCGTAATCGGCTCTGACGATAAGTTTATCAAGATGTTCGATGAGGGCGATACTCTCACAATCGCACACAACTTCACAGAGACAGCCGACAAGACACAGGAACTCATGATTGAGCGCACTTACGGTGTTGAAGTTATCATGGCTGGCAAGGTTGGCGTATACCAGCTTTAATTTTAAGGAATAAAAGGAGATTAACATATGGAAAGAATAACTATTAGCGATGATTATATCGTTCCTGTAAAGTCTAATTTTGATGGTACTCTTACATTTAGCGATAATGGCTGGAATGAAAAGTGGTATCACATTGGCGATGTCGTAGATATGCCATGGAGTGGTGTCAAGGATATCCGAAAATACGGGAGAAAGTCTTTCGAGAAGAATTGGCTTATCCTCGAATCCACGAAGGACTATACAGCAAGTCAGCTTTACGAAGCTCTTGGTGTGTCTGAATATTATCCTGACGCTGATAAATTTAAGGATGTTGAAGTTCTTATATCTATGAAGCCAAAGGAAATTGCTGACTACCTTAAAGGAATGAGTGCGGATTATCGCAGTACATTCACTTCATATGCGAAAAGATTGTATCAGGACGGTGATTCACGCATGGATTCCAAAGCAAAAATCGCCACTCTTGAAAAAGTTCTTGATGTCGATTTTAACGAGGTGTAAATATGGCAACAGACTACAGCGTTGTGTATGAGAGTTTTCTCGGCAAAATCACCGACTCTGATCTGGCTGATATGACCGAGGAAGCTGCGAATAGCGTTATGTCTGATTTGCTCAAACAAGCTGTTGTGAAATTCAGCGAATCTTGTAAAAAGGATTTGCATACAGTAACAACGTCGGGCTGGGAGGATGATCTTGACGATTACGAAATAGACATCCTCTCAGAGCTGATGGTTGAGGCATGGTATAAGCCGCATCTCAACTTTACTGAGCTGTTGCGTAATAAACTTAGCACAAAGGATTTTACAACATTCTCTCCTGCTAATCTTCAAAAGGAAAATCGTGAGTCATATGAGTTGGCTCATAGCAGAGCAAGGTCTATGATTAACGAGTATTCCTTTAGGATGAACAACATAGGAGAGATGAGATGAGCAAAGATGTAAGGGTGCCCTTAAGGGCATTAGACGGCTATTTGCAAAATCTGATTGACAAGGTGTTTAAGATATTGCCAATGAAAGAAGAACAATGCAGTACGCTCCCATCGTATTTGCGTAGTTTGGAGAGTGAGCTTGTGGGTTGCTATAAGTTGTGGGATGAACTCGCAGACGAGCCACAATTCTTCGCTCTCATAAATGTTGTCAATTTTCTTGCTGTTGAAGAATGTGACGTTGCTGTTTGTAAGCGGGAAGTCTTTAAGGCGATACACCTTGTAGAAAGCGTAAAAAAGAATATTAGAGAGGAGGGATGAAGTGGCGAGTTTTGATGCTTATGTGGCAAGAGTTAATCAGCGTGGCGATACTGAGCGTGAGCGTACTCTTTATTATCAAAAGCGTTATCTCAAAAATCTTGCTGTTAATTCCCTCTCTTGTAAATCGTGTTTAGTAAACGGCATGAACCAAAGTCTTGTCATTGACGATGGCACACTTCCCTACTACAAAGATGTAAAAAGTTTGCCTGACGAATATTTTAATGCTGGCGATCTGGTTGAATGGGCTGGCTCAATGTGGCTTATAGTTTCGTGTGACTGGGATAAAGAAGTATACACTTATGGTAAGATGCAACAGTGCAATTATTTGCTCAAATGGCAGAATAAAGATGCTGAAGTAATTGAGCGTTGGGCTGTTGTACTCAGCGCCTCTAAATATAACAACGGCGAAAAATATAATAATATCATTGTTGTGGGTTCTAACCAGTTGATGATTTATTTACCAATAGACGAGGAAACTATGAAATTGAAATCCGACAAGCGACTTATGGTTGACTTTAATACGGAATCGCCAAAATGTTATGACATTACACGTACTGATACTGTTACTATGGGCTACGATGGAGTTGCCGAGCCAAGATATGATGGTAAGGGTTGTATTCTTTTAGTTCTTACTGAAACAGAAATCAATCCCGATGTTGACAGAATCGACTTGATGCTTTGCAATTACGTTGATCCATCAGATGTGCCGCAGCCTACTTCTCCCATCCTCATACATTATAGTGGCAACCCCGAAATGCGTATCGGTGGTCGTAAGACCTTTACGGCGGAGACTGAGAATGAAGTTGTGTTCTCTCTCATTAATTCCGCATTGTTGAACGGCAAGCTGACAATGGAGCAGACTGGCAACAAATGCGTTGTCAAGTGTGCTAATGACTCGGCTTTAGTTGGGGCAACTTTTAAGGTAGAAGTCGCAGGTGGCGGTGCAAGAAGCGTGTTGCTTGTTGACGTAATTGGGGCGGTTTAAGGAGGTGCTAATGCGTGGCTAAATCGAAATGTATACGACAATTCAAAAACAAGATTATGGCAGAACTGTCTCAGGACGATGAGATTATCAATGCATTAGGACTTAATCCTGACGAAGATCCAGATGATCTTGTATGGCATAGGCTATTCCCTCATTATTTTATTCCTCAAACAGAGGAAAGTGTGCGTAGTTATATCCTCGTCGAGATTGATATTCCCGAAAGGCGCACACGTTACGGAAGTAGCGAAAGTAACATTTGGGTTCACCCGACAATTGTGTTCTATGTGCTTACTCATCAAGAGGATATGCGCATGAATATGGCTGGCGAAAGCGGAACTCGTATGGACTACCTTGCGGAGCTTATCGAGGATAAGTATGAGGGCAGACAAGACTTTGGTGTCGGTACGCTTCAGTTAAAGTCGGACACGGCAGGTAGCATTAATAATACCTATAGATTCAGACAACTCGTTTTCGAGGCAGTGGATGCTGTAGGCGTTTGTGGGTGATTAGATGTTTGCGATTGACGAAGCTCGCTTACTTACGGGAAAACCATTTGATATAGGTGTTGGCATTACGCTTTATCAGCCTACGGTTGAAGAAGTGCTTAATGCCGAGGACGAATATCTTAGGGCGCTTAGTTCCTTCACATCAGAACCATTTGATATGCCGTACTATTTAGATCAGATGGGTATAGATTTTGAAAAAATAAAGCCGTTTAAACTTTTTTGCATATTGGTTACTTCAACCCCTTTAAGCAGTTCTAAACTGTTGTTTGGCGACTTGGATTTTGAGAAATTCAAACCCGCAATGCAGGGCGAAGATTTGATACTGGTTCACGAAAACGGGGCTATTATTGATTCGCATACAAGGGAGAGATTGGCTGATTGCGTAAGGCGAATGAACGGTTTGCCTAAAAATAATCTGACATCATGTGAGAATAAGTTTACGCATGATTTGATGATACGACAGCAAAAGAAGAACATCGACAGAGCACAGAGAAAAGTTGAATTGTTTGGCGAAAATTCTCAATATGCGGCACTCGTTTCTTCTTTGGCGGCGGAATGGCATAGCTATGATGCTGTGCTCAAATTAAAGATTGGTCAGTTCAATGACGCAATCATTCGTTTAGGTTATAAACAAAACGCTGATAATCTGAATCGTGGTTTGTATGCGGGTACGATTTCGTACAAGAATATAAACAAAAAGGATTTGGATTGGATGCGACCTATTAAAACTAAAATACTTTAAGAAAGGTGGTAAAATATGATAAATAGTATTGCTATTAAGCAGATTATCGGCGCATGGGGCTTCCGTGGAGATGACACGTTGGCGTGGATGTGCAGCAATGTCGAGAATCTTCAGATTACTCAGGACGGGGAGACAACAGAGAAACGTGATGCTAACGGATCTGTTATCTTTACTGTTAACAAAAATAAATCTTGTCAAGTTAGTTTCGATTCATCTGTGTTAGACCTTTCTCTTGTAGCGGCACTTAATGGCGTTAAAAAGGAGGACGCGTCAAGTGATGCTCCTATTAGAGTGCCTTATATTGAAAGATTTACTCTCAAGGCTGCTGATGTAACAGCCGGTTATGTTACACTCAGCAAGATTCCTGTTGCTGAAACAGGCGGAACATATAAGATTTCATTCCATACTTTGACAACAGATGGTTCTCTTGACAAAAACTATTCTCAGGTTTCATCCGCTGCAACAACTACTAAGTTCTATTATGACTCAACACATCATAGGGTTTACTTCCCTACCGATGCTACTGTATTTAAGGCTGGCACTAAGATTGAGATTATCTATGAATATTCTGTAACATCTGGTGTTAGAGTCGCAAATGCGGCTGACAAATTCCCCGATTCATCTAAGGTTAGATTCCTTGTGCTTGCAGTAGACCTCTGTAATGACAGCGTGGTCAGAGCACTCTGGTTAACTTGCCCCTCGGCAAAGCCACAGACAGGCAATACAATCGGCTTTAATCTTGAGGACACTATCAGCATTACTCTCGATCTTTGCTATTCATATTGTCAGGAAGATAAATCTTTCTACGAAATCTCAGTGGCAGACGAAGATTTTGCATGGCATAACTGATTATGAGTAGAATGACAGAGTGTTGGGTTTGTGGGGCATTGCATGAGTATTGCCCCACTTGTAGTCGAACCCATGGATGGAAATATGTAGCTGACACCATAGAACATTATATGGTGCATGTGACTATCGAAGAATATCGTAGTGGCGTATTTACAAAGGAACAGGCTATCGAAGCATTTGCTGAAAAGTGTGGAGTTCACGCTAATGATGACCTATCTTGGATGCTACCTAACGTAGAAAAATGTGTTCGTGAAATAATCGGTGAAAAAAATAAAACAAGCAAGATCACAAAGAAATCTAAATTATTTGAATGATAGAAAGGGGGGTAAGTAACTTTTACAGAAACTTACCCCTATTTTTTATAAAACCTCTTGACAACTTGCGAAATTAGTGATATAATATAATTAGAATAAGATTGGGATATTTTTATGTCTTATCAAAATAACTAATGAGAATGAAAAGAGGTTTATATGGAAGAAAAGAGAGAATATTGCGTTTATAAGCACACATCAAAAATTGATGGACGGGCATACGTTGGCATAACAAGAGTCGGAGTTGAAAATCGTTGGCGTAATGGTGGAATCGGATATAAGAACCAAAAATATTTCTGGCATTACGTGAAGAAACACGGGTGGGATAGCCTTGAACATGAGGTGCTATTTGATAATCTTACCGAAGAAGAAGCTACAACGATGGAGAGGGAGTTAATTGCCAAATGGGATTTAACAAATAGAAACAAAGGTTTCAATCTCGACTTAGGCGGCTCAACCAATAATCATTTTTGGAAGGGTGTTTATTGTATTGAAACAGACAAAGAATATGAAGGTACAAGAATAGCTGAAAGAGAAACAGGATTCCAGCTTCAACTATATGTGCTTGCTGTTCTGGAAAACGTAGTTTTGCGGGGAAAGATGATAATGGAAATCCATTGCATTGGGTTTATTCTGATGAGAAGAATCTTGTTTCTCAAAGGCTCGAAGAAATAGAAAATAAACGCACAAAAAATGCTATGAGTGTTTATAACATTGATGGCAATTTAATTGCTCATTATGATACGCCAAAAGATGCAGCTAATCAAACTGGTAGAGGTATTACAAATATTAGAAGTGATTGTCTACGTCCGCATCGTTACCAAGATGGAAAAATATGGATTTATGATAGAGATTTTAGCGAAGAAGAACTTCAGCGTCGTATTGAGATTGCTACGGAAAGTTATCCTTGGGAAAAGAAAGTTTATCAGTATTCCATGTTAGGCGAGTTTGTAGCGGAATACGATACTGCGATACAAGCACAAGAGGTCGCGGGGGTAAACAACAGTGATATCGGAATGGCGTGTAAGGGTAAGTACGGCCCTGTTGGAGGATATATCTGGCGTTATGAAAGAGTTAACTTAACAATAGATGAATTAAAAGATATTTGGTCTGTCTCCAAGTATAAACCAGTTGTTCAATATGATAACGAAATGAATATTGTAGCCGAATACAACAGTTTGGAAGAAATAGGTTTTAAATGCCCTAACTATTCAAGTCGCACTGTTAGTGCTTGTTGTCATAGAAGATTTGACTTTGCCTATGGGTACGTTTGGCGTTTTAAAGGCGAGACACAAGATCAGTATAATGCAGACAAGGAATACTATAAAAACAAGAAGCCATCACCTAAAGGTAATAAGATAGCTCAGTATACACCTGACGGACAGCTTGTCAAAGTGTTTGATAGTTTTGCCGACGTAGAAAAGGACGGTTGGGGCAGAAACATGGTTTCGCTCTGCTGTCGTGGAAAGAAAGACATCTACAGAGGCTACATTTGGAAATGCGCAGAATAATTTACAGCGCACCTTCGGGTGTGCTTTTTTATAGGAGGAATTATGAAAAAATGTATGTCGATAGATCAGTCAACTTCCGCAACAGGAGTCGGCTTTTTTATTAATGGCAATCTTGAAGATTATTGCCTAATAAAACCCAAAATGAGTAAACGGGCTGATGAGTTGTGGGTGGAAGAAGAACTCCATCTTATCAGTATTATTATGCCCGAATCTGAGTATGGCACTACCCTACTCCGCATAACAGCGATAACAGATCAGCTTGAAAAGTTGATTGAACAATTCAAGCCTGACGAGATATGGTTTGAAGAAATATTTGAAAATGCAAATCCGAAGGGCTTCAGGTCACTTGCGAGACTTCAAGGCTTCATAGCTCACATTGCCCACAAACACAACATCAAATATACCATTGTAGCGGAATCGAAATGGATAACGGCATGGGGTAAATATGGCAGGGGCGTGAAACGAGCAGAACGCAAGGAAGATATAAAACAGAAAGTAAATGATTATTACAATCTTGATATAAAGATAGATGATATATCCGACGCTATTGCCATTGGGCGATATGCAGTCGAATCTCAAATCGACTAACGTGCCTATATCATTACGGGCATAAGCACGAAAGTCGCAATTCTAATTATAAAGGAGATTTAATTATGGCAAACATTATTGAAATCACTGACAAGAACCCACTCGTCAATAAGACGGTGCGACTTGGCAAAGTGGCAGTAACAGTAAAAGGCTATCTCAGTGCAGACACTTACGCTGAAATAGCCAATACAATTGCAAATTCTTCGTTTGACGAGACGGGCACATATCGTCCCGAATACCGTGAGATAGCTCGTCGCTATGTTGTGCTGAAGTACATGACAGACCTCGACTTGGGCGAGATGGACACAAGTGAAGTATTTAAGGTTACGCAGTCTGGCGCATGGTACAACACTATTATCAACGAGGTGAATAAACTCCCGGTATGGGCAGAACTTGAGCAGTCTGTGGACGAAATCATCAACTATAAGTTACTCACTCGCAAGACCTCATTCGATGACCTGTGTGAAACCCTCTCCGCATTTGCAGAGAAAATGGGTGACACAAAGTCGCTTGATGAGATCGCTGAAAAACTCACAAACCTTGATGATAAGGCTGTGGTTGAGACTATTGTAAACAAGTAAGAGTTTCTAAGGCATCCCCATTGTATTATATCACAAGAAAACAAATTTGTCAAGTATTTTTGAAAGGTGGTGAAAACATGGCTTCGATTAAAGAACAATTAATGCGGATAGCTGCAAAAAAAGGCAAAACATCAACGGGTATAACTATTGAACAAACCTTAATGGAGGCTGTGGACTACCTTTATATGTGTATACAAAGAGAAATTGACAATATGTACGAAAGTTACACCCCTAAAATATATGAACGCAGACCTTACCATGATGGGTTGCGCTCTGCCTTGTATGTAGAAGATTTTTTAGATGCTCGTATCGTGGGCAATTCTATTCAAATATCTCTTAAATTTAGTTCTAATGTATGGGCATGGAACTTCAATAAGACACATAAAAGTCCAGTCAACATTTTAATGCTAAATGGTTGGAAGTGGAAAGATTATAATGGCGAAGAAGATAGATTTAGGAGATTTGACGGTTATGATTACATAACCAAAGGAATCGACAATTTTAATAAGAATAATAAGTGGGGTTTAATAATTAATGCTCCGATTATAGATAATACAAGTTGGTATTAAGGAAGTGTGGTGAGAATGAATGGCAGATGACAACAGAATAGAAATAGTGGCGAGTCTCAATTATAAAGTTTCAGAAGCGTCTATAATTGGAGACTTGAAAAAGATACAAGATACATTCAATAACGCTGGCGGATTAAAAATTGGTTGTACTATAAATAGTGATTCTTTAAAAACAATACAATCACAGCTTGGCAAATTGTCGCAAGGCGTTACCTTTAATGTAGGTAACACAAATCTTGAAGGATTAAATAATTCGATAAGGCAAACTGCTGATACAGTTAATGGCGCTAATCAAAGGGTTCAACAGTTAGTAAATAGTCTTGCGGATTTGGATGCTAAGTATTCTAATCCACTAAAGGCTGTAATAGATACAGAGGGATTTGTTAAAGCTGAAGAAACCATGCGGAAATTAAAAGCTCAATTATCTGATTTGGGCGAAGTTTCTGTTCAGGGTTTTTACGGTGACACTAACGGTGTAAATAAGCTTGAAAAAATGGTTGCCACTGTTAAATCAGCTTATGGAGAATTAAGAACTCTAACCTTTGAACTTGGGGATAATGATCTCTTTAGATTTATTAGTGGCAAGTTTGATAATGACGGTATTCGCAAGCAAACCGAAGAAATAACTAAGTTTGTAGATCAGTATACATCAAAGCTCAATTCTTTAAAGGCAAAAGTCGGAGAGAATTTCGCTCCTAATATATCTGCAACCATTGGTGAGGATATCAACAAAACAATTGTCACATTTGACAGTTTTGAAAAGAAGTTAGCAGAACTGAAAAGTGGCAAAGGTAGTATTGAGGAGCTTCGTGCTGAGTTTGTCGCTCTCGATGGAACGGTATCAAATTTAGGTTCTCTGTTGCGTGGTGGCGATTCGTCGCTCAATCAGTTTACTAATGCTACTATTAAAGCAAGAAACTTTGCTAACGACTTAAAGGCTTTAGAAGTTGAATTTGAGAATCTTAGCACAGTTACTAAGGGTGACAAACTGTTCAGTTCTCTTGCAGACGCAGAACAAAAACTTGTTAATTTGCAGAACATTCAGAAAAATGAGGGTTACACCGAAAACTGGATAAAGCAATATCAAGAATTGAGTGTTGCAATCAAACAAGCAACAGAAGATGTTAAATTAGCAAAGAAACTTGAACAGCAAGATGCTTCGTCTGCCACCAAAAAGCAAGCTGATGCATTAAGAGAGGTTGCTTCTGCGTACAAAGAGATTAATCAGTACACAAAAACTCTTTACTCTACTTCTGCGACTGACGTTGAGAAAGGGCTTGCAGGTGCTCATCGTGGCAATCAATATGCTCTTATCGAGCAAATCAAGCAACGCCTTGAATCAGAAGGGCTTCTTGATGACGTATTAAAGCAGGAAATTCAGAATTATGAGGCAATAGCCAAAGAGATTGAATTAATTGCTAAGTCAAGACGAGATGCAACACAGGCTCACAGAGAAGAAGTTGAAGCAGAAAAGGCGAAAAAACAAAATCTGCAAGATGTCAACAAGCTAATAAACGACAACATTAAATCTCTTGAAAAGTTCAACAATAGCACTGTTGCCAAAAATAACGCAAGCAATCCTACTGTTGTAAGCCAAACTGGATTAAATGCGGATTTGATTAATCAGTTGCGTGGCTTGCAAGAGTCTTTGGCAAATGATAAGTCGCCTGAGAATATCGCAAGAATAACCGCAAGGATGAATGAACTTGGTGGCTCTTTGAGAGATGCTAAGTTTAATAGTGAAGCTTTAGATCAAAGTTTAAGAGATGAATCATCTGTTGCAAAGCTTAATGCAAACATAAGCAAACTTACAAATCAAATGGATATCTTTGCCAATACTAATCGCAAAGCTACAGAATCTCTGCGACTTATGCGTGATGGCGAGACTACTTTTGTAGCAAAATGGCAAGAATTGACGGCTGCTATTCATAGTGGCAATTTGAGTGCAGAAGATTTAAGACGATTATCTGATGAATTTCGTGTATTCCGTGGCGAGGCAGATGCGGCTGGGTTGACAGTTAGTCGTTTCTTTCAGAGTATGCAGTCTCAGCTTCGTATGGTTCTTCAGCGTTGGATATCTTTGTATGCTGTAATCGGCTATATCCGCAAAATGATAGATAATGTCAAAGAACTTGACAATGCTATGACTAACTTGCGGAGAGTTACGAATGAAACCGATGCTGGTTATCAAAGGTTTTTAGAAGATGCCAATAAACTGGCACGACAGATGAAAACCACAACAGCAAGTCTTGTGGAAATGAGCTACCAGTGGAGCAAACTTGGCTATGAAATGAACGAGGCATTAGAGCTGTCTAAGGCATCTACAATCTTTATACGAGTTGCTGACGTTGGACAGGATCAAGCTTTGAGCAATCTTGTTACGTCTTTAAAGGCGTTTAGACTTAGGGCAAGTCAAACTATGGATGTAGTTGATAAACTCGATAAATTGAATAACGAATATGCTGTAAGTGCATCTGGTTTAGGTCAGGGTCTTGAACGTTCTGCTTCGGCTATGGCAATGACTGGAAATACTCTTGAAGAAACTTTGGCTATGCTAACGGGTGCTGGTGAAATAACTCAGAATCTTGAAAATACGGGAAATGCCCTTCGCATAATTTCTTTGAGGTTGCAAAACATGAAGGGTAAATTAGAAGAATTGGGAGAACCAGTAGATGATCTTATGGAGGTTAGCAAGGTTCAAACCCAAATTCTTAATCTTACGCATAACCAAGTTGATATCATAGATCAAAATACAGGAGAATTTAGAAACACTTATCAGATATTAGAAGATATCGCAAAGGTGTGGGATTCTCTTAATTCTCAAAGCCGCAGCTCATTGTTGGAAATAATTGCTGGTAAGAATAGAGCTAATGTTGGTTCTGCTCTCATACAGGCATTTCAGTCTGGGCAAATCCAATCTGCCTTTGAGGATGCTCAGAGCGCTGCTGGAACAGCAACCGAAGAATATAATAGAATGATGCAGGGTATTCAAGCCCAGCTTGATGCATTTAAGGGTGCTTTCCAAGAGTTTTCAAACGCTTTTATTAATTCCGATTTTCTTAAAGGTTTAGTAAAATTCGGAACTCAATTTATTCAGCTTCTCACTACAGCTACGGATAAGGTTGGTAGTTTGGTTGTTGTTCTGACCCCTCTGTTAATGTACTTTGGTGCTAAAACAAGAACCAATATATTTACCGCCATTATAAATGGTTTCAAAGGCTTGATTGCGGCTGAGGCTGGCGCTATAACCGCAACAGGTGCATTAAGCACAGCAGTCAAAGTCTTGGGAGGTGCCTTGTCGGGTCTTGCGATTGGGGCAATAATTGCTGGTATTTCGTATTTAGCCGATAAGCTTATTGTAACTGCTGCTGAAACAGAAGAATCTATAAGGGAAGCAACAAGTGCAGTTGGTGATTTAGCAAAAGCAACAGAAGAACTTGAAAAGTCGCAAGCTGATATAGAGAATATAGCGCAAAGCTATTCAAAAATTGCAACTACGGTTGGAGATGTGAATGAAAGAAAGACACAACTGTTGGAATTGCAAGGACAACTCACGGACAAATTCAAAGAAGAAGCAAATGGAATTGACCTTGTTAATGGCAAATACTCCGACCAAATCAGGCAATTACAGAAATTAGAGGAAGAACAACGTAAACAGTATGAACTTGAAAATGCTGACAAAATTGCAAGAGCAAGACGTTTAGCCAATTTACGAGTTGACGATATTTATGAAGCTCAGGCAAGTGCTGCAGAAAACGGATATGTTAGATATAGCCGTGACGATGATAAAAAGGGTGAAAGAGCCTTATTTACTATTCGTGATATAGACGAAAGAGTTGCGAGACTGACAACTACGATTGATGGAGCTTACGCAAGTTTGCAAGGCACTTTCGACGCTAAAGGAATATATCTTAGTGGAACTCTTGAAGATGCACGAAATCAATTAAAACAAATTATTGATAATTACAGCAAACTCAGCGACGTTGATAGTGAAACTCTTTCAAAATTAACGCAAAGATATAAGGAACTTAACGATGCGCTTAATGAAATAAAGGAAGTTGCTCCATACATAGAAAATATAGAAACAAAACCTCTCTTTACTGGGATGTTTGATGGGGTTGCTGATGAGGTTAATCAATTTGCATCAGATATATCTATGCAGCCATTTTATGATAAGCTTGATGAAGCACAAGAGAAACTTCGTCAATTAGCTACGCCCGACGGACTTACTATAAGTGAATATGACACTCTTTATCATGATGTTCAAAATCTTGAGCGTGAATTGTATAAAATGGCTGGCGATAGTGAATCCTCAAAACAGAAGGTTACTGATTTGTTTGGTGCTTTTAAGCAGGGTGTAGCTGAGAACGGTGACAATCTGAAAAAATTTGTAGAGCAATTTAATACAACCCTTGAAGAATCGTTTAAAGAAGTTTCTGAAGTAGTCACTGGCGTACAAGATGCTCTTTCTAAATTGGCTGACGGTGAAGGTCTATCTCATTCTGAGGCGTGGAAATTATTAAAGGCTGACACTGATGGATATTTACAGTCCATAAAATTAGTGAATGGCGAGTATTATCTTTCTCAAAAAGAGCTTTTGAAATTCAAGGATGCTAAAATAAAGGCATCAATAGAAGATTTAAAAGCTTCTAATGAGCAATATAAGCAAGATCAACAAACTCAATTGGCGAGATTGGAAGGACAAAAAGAAGAACTGAAACTCGCAATGAAAATGTTGAATTTGAAGGCATCTCAAGGTTTGGCTACTCAAAAAGAAATACAAAATATAAACATATTGAAGATTGCGATTTCAGAAACAGAGAGCACCATCAAACGCTTAGGAGATTTATGGAGCAGAAACAATCTTCTCATAGATGAATTATCTCAAAATCTTGGTGAAGCAAGAACAGTGTCTCTTGCCGTAGAAACAGACCTCAACAATGCAGTCAAGCAGTTTGAAGCAGAAGTAGATGCAATTGACAACACAATCGATTCTCTCAACGACCGCAAGGAAGTTCTGCAAGATGAAAAGAGTATACTACAAGATCAGCTCGACGCTCTCAACGAGCAAAAGAAAACCATTGAGGATACTCTCGCCACTTATGATAGAGTTGGTGAAGCAGTTGATGAGCTTGTAAAAGCGCAAGTTGATGGTATACAGGCGCAGATAGATGCCCTCGAAGAAGAACGCAAGTCAATTGAGGATTACTACGAGGAACAGCTTGACGCACTTAAAGAGCAGAACGAAGAACGTGACGACGCTATTGAAAAAGAAGAAGCACTTGCAAATCTCGCAAATGCTCAGAATCAGAAAAAGAGGGTTTACTCATCCGACCGTGGTTGGGACTACGAGGCATCCAAGGCTGACATTTTAAAGGCTCAGAATGAACTTGCAAAGATAGCGAACAATGAGCAGATAAAAATGTTGGAGAATGAGCGTGATGCCAAACTTGCTGGTTACGATGACCGCAAGAAGGAATACGAGACTCAGATTAAAGAGTATGAGGATTACGCTTCAAAGTACACAAGCATTTCTAACGACATTAAGATTGCTGAAAACGAATTGCTTGCAGCACAAATACTCGGCTCTGATTGGCGTGAAAAGATTAAGCAAAAAGATGAAAGTCTGCTTACCAATTATAGGGCGCAGTACACAAGCTTCAATGAACAGCTCAACAATCTTACCAACAACGAGATTGCAACTTTACAGGCTTCGATTGATGCTAAGGATGAGGAAATCAAAAAGATTGACGACGAAATAGCTGCATATAACAAGTACAAGAAGTCTGTGGAGAAGAGTCTTAACGAGGCAAAAACAGCCCTTGAAAATTACAAGAACTCCATGAATGATGCTAAAACGGAGATTACAAATGCGTTGGGCGTGGTGGAACGTGAAACTCAGGATAAGAACAGTAAGATAATTAGTTATAATAAAGCAATGGCGAAATCTGTTGAGTATGCCAAAGACCGAATGAATCATGCTAAAACGGAGATTGCAAATGCGTTGGGCGTGGTGGAACGTGAAACTCAGGATAAGAACAGTAAGATAATTAGTCATAATGGAGCAATGGCGAAATCTATTGAGTATGCCAAAGACCGAATGAATCATGCTAAAACGGAGATTGCAAATGCGTTGGGCGTGGTGGAACGTGAAACTCAGGATAAGAACAGTAAGATAATTAGTTATAATGGAGCAATGGCGAAATCTGTTGAGGATGCCAAAGACCGAATGAATGATGCTAAGGCAGGAATCATAAGTGCATCTAACGAGATGGAGAATAGCGCATACAACAATGCGGTAAAGATGCAACAGTGGATGAAAGATACAGAAAATGTCACTTGGGAGAATCACAACAAGATTATTCGGTGGTATTCCGAAATTGGTGATGCAGCAGAAAAATTGCAAAACAGGCTTCGTGAAAGCCCAACTGGTTTTGGTATTGTAAACAGTGCATGGGACGCTCGCCTTGCAGGTTATGCTGACGGAGGCGTTAATACTTCTACAGGCATTGCTATGCTTCACGGAACTAAGCAGAAGGGCGAAGTCATCTTTAACGCAAGTGATAGCAAAAAGCTGTATGATATGATTCATGGCACTCCGAATTTGCTTGCCGATGTTGCAAAACAAGCTAATAAGATAGCTGGCTTCAGTCCTGTTAATAACAACAATAACACAAATAGTGTTAGCGTTTCAATCGGACAAATTGTGGCAAATAATCCGCAAGAGTTTACACGAGGTCTTGACAGAGAACTTGACCAATACTTTAGACGCAAACTCACAGAGAGTTACGTTCAGTAATACGCACTCCCCTACATTTTTTCTGGGTTTGGAACTCAGTTCATTTGCCAAAAAAATTTGTAGGGGAGATTTTTATAAGGAAAGTAGGTGAATAAATGCTCCAATATCCAACAAATGTTTATCCCGACGGTGCGACTTTTGATGCGCTGTTGCAAAACGATGACAACAAGATCAAGTTCACCTTTAACGGCGACTATTATACAGGCGTACTTTATAAGATTTACAATTATGACACTGGCGAGTTTATCAAAAACGGTGAAATGCTTCTTCAATGCCGTAGACCTCAAGGTTTTAATGGCGATGATATAGAGAGTGACGCTGGGCTTTTTGGTTATGCAGAGCACAACCCATTGGCAAATGGTGGAAACTACGTGTTTCAACTTCAATTTGTTCAATTTACACAGGACGGCTCAGCACCGTTATTCGATATGTTTGCTTTAAGAGGCAATGTTCAAGAAGATTATGATTCCACCACTGATTATGTTGTTGTAAAAACCAACATTCCAAATATTTATGAGTGGGACACATTTTCAACTGATGGCGCTCGTCGTCCTTCTCCTTCTGAGTGGGGTGGCAATGCTGGAATAATGCAAATTGTCATTAACGGAGAAAAAAGAGAGATTGTCGCCTACAATCCAACAAATGGTCATTTGATGATAGACCCGAATACTCCTTTTACTAACCCGATATCTGCGGGAGACAAGTATCAAATATACGCAAATTACATCGTTACCCAGCCTTATTACTTTCAGTGTCGCTCAACTCCGAGTGTTGATTTAAATATAGACTTTTCTGATGTGGGAACGGTTGGTGATATGGGAATCAAGTTCCATGTAACAGGCACTTACTCGCAGTCGGAAGGTTCTCTCATAAACTATTACCGGTTAAAGCTTCAATGGAATTGGGATTTGCAAGACAACTTAGTACCATGGAGAGACTTGGACGAGACAGAGAAAATCTATTCACAAAAGATCGAATATGATTTCTTTGACGATTTTATATTAAAATATAAAAGAATAGTCCGCGGTGAAATCGAAGAAGTTTCGGCTGAGGAGATGGGAGTTATTGCGTATAGGGCTGTTGCAGAAGTCGTAACAGCTAACGGTAAAACAATAACAGCTTATAGCAGTCCAATTTTTGATTATGATGATACAACAGACGTTCCGCAAACATGGATTCAAGCTGTCACTCCGATAGATACAGAAGCCCCTGATGTTTATTATCCCAAGAGCGTAGATGCTGCAATTCAGCTTAGAACCCACAATCTTAAACATATTGTAGAGATAACTGGCGGTATAGTCGATGGCGGTTCACTCCCAGAAGGAACTAAGTGCACATACTACAGGGAAAATCTTGACACTGGCGAAATCAGATTGCTTGAATCGGTAACGGATGCAACAGTACCAACAAGAGGTCATTTTAAGTATTATGAGATATTGCGATGGCTCTATGCGGGTGGAACTATTAGATATGTCAAGGGTATTAGTTCCGACGAGATAACTTTAGACGGCACTCAGATGAGAGGATGTTCAATTACAGAGCTGTTGCCATATGATGAAGCATATCAATGGGGTACAAGAAAAAGATATTATATAGGCGACCAGTGGAAGTTCGTGGGCGACATACAAGATACCACAATCACACAGAATATGGGCAAATATGCCCATGTCGGTTATGGCACATATCCGCAAATTACATCCACAAAGACCTGCTATTTATCTGGAACAATCTCTGCGATGAATGGCTATGTTGACTGCACAACTAAAAAATACACTGACACTATTGATTTGGTAAGAGCGTGGAGACAATTTGTTTCTCGCCAAGCTATCTATATGCTTAAAACGCAAAAGGGCGATGTACTTGTGGTCGGAGTAGTAGATAACCCGACTACAACATACAGTGAGAGTATCAAGGAAATACCCACGACATTTTCATTTAGTTGGGTAGAGTTGTGCGACATATCCGATATAAAGGTAGATTACAAGTCAAGCACACATCCAGACAAGCCAATATAAGAAAAGGGGTGAATAAATGGAATATTTCGATTTAAACACGAAGGCTTACCGCACAGCATTGAAGAATAACTCGATAATAAGATATCTCATCAAGATTGAGTTGCTGACCTATCACGAGACTGTAATCGGAGATATCACGAAAGACTTGCTCATAGATGTGCAAGGTCAAATAAACATCAACTACAAACAGATGACAAGGCGATCTTGTAGTCTAACGGTTGCAAACGTGGATAAGAAATATGTTCCAAGCCCTAACAATCCCATTTGGTATCAGCGCAAGTTTAAGCTGTGGATTGGCATAGAAGATAGCAACAAAGACATTTATTGGTGGTCGCAGGGCGTGTATTATGTCAGTTCTGCAACTGGTAATGCCCATACAATCTCAATTGAGGGAGTTGACAAGGGTGGTGCGCTTGACGGTACTTTGAAAATAAATATGGCAGAGGTACAATACGTTATCGAAGCTGGTAACAATATTTCGGACATTGTAAAAGATGCTCTCATGCTCAATATAGGCAACAATGAGGAAATTATGAACTCTGTTGCTTATGGTGCGGTAAACTTGTCTGTTGACCCGATACCGCCTCTGATTGACCCTCAATACAATGAGAAGAAAACAAAAGCGGATATATCGCTTGACTCCAATAACTACTTAGGTGATCTGCTTGTATCTATGGCAGATGGTTACGGTGCAGATATTTATTACGACACTCAGGGGCATCTGAGATTAGAGGCTTTGGCAGACGTATTCTACGTTGATGGTTACAGGCGCATGGGGCATCAGTGGGACTTTATCGACTTATCGGCTGACTTTTCGGAAGTTAATTATGAATATGCATTTGATGGCATTAACGCAGTAACAGTTTATACAAATCTGACTACGGATATTATTGCTCTTGCCAATGCACAGGAAGAAAACAAAACGGGTATTCCAGACACTGAGATTCCCGAAAGGGTTCAAAATATATCATATACAGCCTATAATACAAATCCGCAGTCTCCTCTCCAAATTGGAGCTATCGGCATAAGACGTATGCCAAATCAAGAGATTGATTATATAGATACTGACCAAAGCGACATGGAGATACGTTGTCAACAATATGCGGTTATGTTATTGCAAAAAGAGAGTTTAAAAGGTATGAACGTGTCGTTTAGTTGCCCTATTATCCCGCATTTAGATGTGAATAAAACTATTGGCTTGTCGGACGAATATCAAAATATTGATAACGGAACTTTTGTTGTTCAAAGTATCACAATACCATTGGGTGCGAATGCGATGAAAATATCTGCGACAAATGTCAATTGGTTGCCTGTAGATTTAGATATTGAAGAAAGTGGGGTGGGTTAATTGGATGCTATTAGTGAATATGTTGGTCAAATTGCAGAAAAGAAAATAGAAGAAAGTCAATGTATTATGGCTGTTCCTGCGAGAGTTGAAAAGGTTATGACCAACAATATGTGTCTGGTTAATCTTATCGCTAATGGAACTCAGTTTGTTGTGCCCAATTGGTCTGGTTGTGATGTGCAATCTGGCGATGAGGTGCGTTTATTTTATACGGGTTCAATAGTATCTGAAAGAACGGCATACATTGGAGCAGCAGCTTACATGACAAATAGACTATGGAGTTGTGTTAAAGGCAATTTTATAAAAGATGATGGATATAATACAAGAGAGATACCTCAAAGCGATGAAATAAATATATCAAGATATGGTTTTCGATCAACACATCCTCAAACAGTATTAGTAACCTTTAACGGAATGTTAGTGGGAAGAACTGGTATAGATAATGGCGTTGCTTATATTAAGATTTACATAGACAATAATGTGTATGATTTTAATTACAGTATAAGTGTACGTGCAGGTATGCTTTATTGCCCTGTAATATCACTTCCGTTTGATATCGAATTGGGGGATCATCTGGTGGAGGTTAAAATATCAGGGCTTGCAATACAGTCAGGGCAACATGTAAGTGCGGGTTGGTACACAGATGCTTGTTCATATGTTACAGGTCAGGGCTTGACAGCGGTGGAGGTGAACTAATGGATAAATTTTTTCTAAGGCAAATCGTGGCGGTTTGGGCTTTTGACAGTAGCAATGAGGCGGTCTGGAAGTGTCGCAATGTCAGCAAGCTTAAAATCACACAAGATGGAACTACTGTCCGCAAAAAAGATGCGCTTGGGGCAACGATATTTCAGATCATGACTGATAAAAGCGCAAGAATATCTTTTGAAGTTGCCGAGTGGGACTTCAATGTTCTTACAGGAGTTATGGGCGCAGAAGAACGCAAGCTTGACGGAAGTGATAACCCATATCTGATTGAGCCTATCCATGTTCCTCACGCCGAGATTCACACTTTGTCTGATGCCGACATTGAAAATGGCTATATTGTGCTTGAAAACGAGCCTCGCAAAAATCAATATGGCTTCTGCGAGATTGCGGTGCATCAGATAGATGGTGCAGACGCGATACTTGTTATCTTCCATCAAGGTCTGGCGGTAGACGAAACTGTATTCCGAGTTGATGGAGACAAACTTATGTTGCCCACAAACTTGGGGACTGGCGATATGATTGAGATTGTTTACGAGTACGATTCATACAGAGGCGTGGAGATTGTTAATAGCAGTCATACTATTCCTGAAACATGGAAGGTGCGCATACTGATGCTTGCTTCTCCCGTTTGCAATATCGACAAGATTTCGTCCATCTGGCTCACGGCACGAAACGCTACGCCAGACATAAACACCACACTGGATTTTAATGTAGAAGATAATATTCCTATTACTTTGGAATTGGGTCGCAGTTATTGCAGCGACGATAAATTATACGAGATCGTGACTGCTGGCGTTGATGGTGATGAACCACTTTATACTCACAACGGCGAAGTTTTGCAGTCTTACGACACACAAGTAATAACAACCTTGGAATAAAGAAAGGAGGTCGAGTATGGGAAGATTAAGTAGAGAGTTCCCAACGGCACAAGCCGTAGATGCTGCACTCAAAAGGGCAAACAAAGCCGAGGTTGATGTAATTGATCTTAATTCAAAAGTGTCAAGAAAAGTCGATCATTCTGAATATGCAACAGAAACACAGAATCTTCAAGAGCAAATTAATAATATAGTGGCAGAGGCATCGGAGAGTGGCGATGTATCATATGAGGTTGTCCAAGCAAGAGTGGACAATAATGGAGATAACCACGACACGCTCAAAGAACGACTTGATGTAGCAAACACTTTAATAACTATTGATAATGAACATATCTCTTACGGAGAGATACCGATACAATTAGTAGGATGGACGCTTGGCAGTATAGATGGTACAACAGGCGAAGCTGCATCAACTGTTAATCCTAAATTCGCAAGGACGACAGAATATTTGGAATTAGACACTGATACGGTTTATAGGTGTTATCCATATGTAAAATATGGTGTTCCTAATACGATTGAAATTAGCGCATATTTCTATGACGCATCTTACAATTATATATCAACCACTTCTGTAACAGGTGCTACGTTTAAAGCTGATGGAAAGTATGCTCGATTTGTTTGCTATTATAAGAACACACCTGTTAACTTAGACATTAGAGATGCAAGAATGATAAGGGTGGTTGTAGCTAATACTCAAAACAAGAAAAACAAAGAGTTTAAAAACGCCATCGATACTGTATTTAATACTGGATTATGTCGAGATCAGTTTAAGTGGGAGCATGGTTTAATCAATATGACAACGGGCGCTGATAACGCAAGCAAAAGCCGTGTATATGCTCGAACCATAGGCTTTTACTCTGCTATCGATGCTGAATATGTAGAGTTTGATTATTCGGCACATAACACTCCGTTGCAAGTTGCCAAACTTACTATTTACTATTATGATGACAATAAGAATTTCGTAAAGGCATCTGCGGTTGAGCATAGCAGAATGCAAATTGTTTATCCTTTTTATCGACTGGTGTATTATTATCAAGGCACTTCATCTGATGTTAATATCGAAGATGCCAAAAATACAGAAATAGTATATAAGTCGAATATAAAAGATACAAATTGCGAAGATCTTGTGAATTTCTTATTCGATTCTGGCGAATACAAATTTGATGATATCATATGGGAACACGGTTCAATCAATGCAACATCTGGACAAGATACTACAACTGTTCAATTAAGATACGCAAGAACTATTGGGTATTTAAAAACGCCTACGATTGCAGATGGTGCATATTTCACCGTTCCTGCCCCTGTTGTAAACACGACTCAAACTCCCGCTCTTTCAATCTATCGCTACGATGAAAACAAGAATTATATTGACACTAAGGGTGCCGATAATAGAAAACTTGTAGTGGATGCTCCTTATTTTAGACTTGTGTATTATTATAAAAACACTCCTGTTGATGTTGATTTAACAGATGCCGAGCTTACCTATTATACTTGTTCGCCAGATATGAAGGTTTCAAGCGAGGAAGTCTTACAATCAAGAGCAAATATTAAAGGAACTGTCCTTTCATCTTTAAGTGAGAGGTTGGAAAGCGATTATGATTTTCTACATTCCGCTACTTGTTATTTACAAAAAGGGCAGAACGCATTAGACTGTGGTACGTGGACTCATGGTTCAATTGATACAACCACGGGAAGGGATGGGGCTACTAATCTTAACTTTGCGAGAACAAGAGAATATATACCTTTGCAAGATGGAAAGATATATAATTGTTACCCTCCTTCACAAGATGTGGAAATAACTGCATACTTCTATAATGACGATCACGACTTCATTTCGGCAATGGCGATTAAAAATGCCACATTTAAAGCCGACGGAAGATATATGCGTTTAGTATGTTATTATTCAGGAGCAGCGGTTAATATTGAAATTAAGCTGGCGGAAACTACGATAATTACTGAGGATAATAATGTTGATTTATCTTTAAATCAAGCAGAACGAGACAGTAATACCATATTCGATACAGGCATCAAGAAAGATAGTTTTGCTTGGGAGCACGGCTTGATAGATATGTCTACTGGCGTAGATCGCTCCAATAGAGATAAAAAGTACGCAAGAACTATCGGATATTATTCTGCTAAAGATGCTGAATATGTCGAAATTGATTATTCGGTAGTAAAAAATACTACTCAAACTGCAAAATTGACTATATACTATTATGATGATGATAAAACATTTGTCAAAGCAGAGGCTGTAGAGCATGAACGTATTCAAATTATTTATCCATATTATCGTTTAGTATATTATTATTTTCAGACACCTACCTTTGTAGAAATAGAAGATGCTCAAACCACTGTACTTACTTATAAATCAGAAATTAAGAATTGGGAGCAGGAAAGACTTGTAAAATGTCTTTTTGAGGATGGCTTATTTACTTTTAATGATATTGTATGGAAATCTGGCCTTATAAATATGACAACTGGTGAGGATAACCCTACAATTAATTATAAATTTGCTAAGACCGTAGGTTACTTAAAAACTCCAGCTTTAGGTAAAGCAATACATTTTACAGTTCCTCCGGCAGTTGTAAATGCATCAGAAATACCTGCTCTTACAATTTATTATTATGATGAAAACAAAAATTTTGTGTCACAACAAGCAGCAGATAATCGTGATTTAATTATTTCGCATCCTTACTTCCGTCTTGTGTATTATTACAAGAATACTCCTGTCAATGCTGATTTGACTGATGCTGGACTTACTTATTATACATATACACCATCTATTAAAGTTCCAATATCACTTGAAACAGCTTTAACAAGAAACAAATATATTGCATTTGGTGACTCGATAACATGGGGACATCTTAGCGGCGATGGAACTGGAAGTGGAAGAGCAACAGACCCATATCCAAGTGTAGTTGGTAGAAGCTTAGGACTTGATGTTACATATGGAGCAAGAACCGGAAGTGGATGGGTTCATCCAAGTGGTACAACAACAGCCGTTACAATTGTTGATAGTACCGACTGCTCAGGTTATAATCTTGCTACTCTTGCATTTGGTACGAACGACTGGTATGGTAATATACCAATGGGTACGCTGTCTGATACAGGAACCACAACTATAATTGGTGCGATGAAGCATTGTGTAGAGAAAATATTATCAGATAATCCGTCAATATGTTTGATAATTATAACGCCAATTAATGCTAAAAATCTAAATGCGATTGATGGTGCTAAGACGAATCAGGGCAATTATCGTTATAATACACCAAATACTCAAGGTATAACTTTGGAAGAGATATGTGCTGCTGAAGTTCAGGTTGCTGAGTATTATGGTATACCTTGCATCGATAATTCAAAGGGTAGTATTGTAAACCGTCAGAACACAGCTAACGGAAGCATCTTCATTGATACATTACATCCGACAAATGATTTCTATAAAACTTTGGGACAGTATTATAGTGGCAGAATCGGAGAATATTTTAGAGGGTATGTTTCTGAATAATTGCAGATAAATATCTATTACAAGGAGAGATATGGCATTAGTGTCTCTCCTTGTTCTTAATATAAGAAAGGAGGCTAATATGGCTGAGACTTTACGAAAATACGGCGCAAAATACAATGTGACTTTTTGCACATTTTGCGGACTCAGCACTGACACCAAGCCTACGGGCGTATATGAGGGTATAAATATAGCCAACGGTTCTGAGTTTATAGAAATGGACACGGACAAAAAATATTCTTACGACGCTGAAAATCAGCAATGGATAGAGAGGTGATTGAATGGTAACACTTATCAAATATGGTGCATTGTCTGGTGGTGAAAAATATAATGTCAATGTGCTGAGTATTGACGGACTTTCTACCGATACAAAACCTACTGTGACTTATATAGAGTATGGTAGCGACGGCAGAGAAGTTGGCAGAATGGGCATACCTAACGGCTCTATCTTTACGGAAATTGACACGGGCGACACATATATGTATGATGTTGACGCTACTACTTGGCATAAAGTTAAGCCCGAAGGTGGTATTATTCTCGTAGGTGAAACAACTACCGCTTTGACGGACGGTGCAACAACTAATCCAATTGTGATTGATGGACAGTCTTACACGGTACAGCCTAATGATGCTGTTATTTGTGGCAACAAGGAATTTTTGTATACAGGCGCAAGGTGGATTGAGTTTGGTGATGTGAGTGAAATCACAGACGTTATTGCTGGCATAGATCACACAGCAAACAATTACATTGAGATGAAGAACGGCGTAAGACTTTACATATCATCTACAGCACCTACAGGCAATATTCCTGACGGAAGTGTCGGAGTTGGGTGGTGAGATAAAACATGAATTTTAAACGATTCAGTACAAGCGATAATCAGTGGCATGATGTACCGTATTATGTGTGTAAAAACGGCGTATGGGTAGAGCAGAACACAGTATATGAGCGTGATAATGGCAAATGGATTCCTGCATCTTCTTGGCAGGAGTTCAGAGACTTAGTACGTTCAGGTGATGCCCCTGCTCTTTACCCTGTCGGTACTAAGCTGTATGAAAACTGGGGAGATGAAACATCAAATGCTTGGATAGTAGTTGATTATCCTAATGATAACAGATATATTGATTCTGACTTAGCAACACAGGGGTATACTAACCGTGTAATGCTAATGGAAGAAAAACTGAATTATCTGAGAGTATTCGATGCTAAAGAAGCTTGGTTATATGTTGAAACTGCTATTCCTGCTGGTACTTATAGATTTACAATTCCTGACTACGATTCCAGCTATGGTGGTAACAAGACATATATCTTTACTTCAACAGCTAATGTTCCTGTTGGTGGTCAGCTTACTCTTACATGGGCTTATAAAGCCAATCCGACAAAGGTACAGGGGTATAGTTCTTCAACATCCACAACAGCATTATTTGATGTAAATATTGCTGAATGGGATGGTACTACTGCTTGTATAGATTTAGGTACTATTAAACTTGCACAGAATGACCCTGATAGCACATATGGTAAACTCAATCACATTCATAGAGCAAAATACGGTTCTAACAACTATTATCAGTCAGGACTTAGACAGTGGCTTAATGCGGATGCTACTGCTGATAATTGGTGGTCACCTTCTAATATCTTTGACAGACCATATGATAATAGAAATACGGCAGGTAGATTAAATACTCTTAACAGTAATATGAAAGCAGTTCTTGCAACTCCTACTGTTAAGAGTATTACAAATAATCTATTTGAATATCCATCATTAGATGGCACAACATTTTCATTACAGACCGCTTATACAGTAAAGGACAAACTGTTCCTTGTAACACATACAGAAATTAATCTATCATCAACTCCTAATGTTGATTCTGTATTGGCTTATTATACAAATGCTCAGAATGCAGATAGAATTAAGTATAGGAAAGATAATGGAAATGCTTATTACTGGTGGCTGCGTACTCCTTACCCTACTCTCGCTCGCCATGTGCGCATCGTGCTCACGTCTGGTGCTCCGTTCTACGACAATGCTTCCAATACTTACGGTTCGGCGGCGGCTTGCATCATCCAGTAATCACGCCGCCCTCTGCGACCGTCAGGGAGCGGAATAAGGGGCGGCGAAACACACAACAGTAAGAAGGTGAAGTATATATGTCAGTACCATTACACAAACGTTCAGAAAACAAATTGGATGCATACGTCAAAACATTGGCTATGGTCAAATATACTATGCAGATGATTGAGAACGAAAAACTATTCCCAAAGAAAAGCCGTTGGAATCTTGCCAGTAAGATAGCTGATAATTGCCTTGATAGTCTTACAGAAATACGTCAGGCAAACAAGATACAGGCGAAAACTAAAGAACAAGCTAAATTCAGACTGAAACTGCAATTTGATGTGCTTCTACATTTTGATGCGTTATGGGGATTAATGACAGTGGCATATGAATCATATTGTATACCGTCAGATAAAATCGAGACATGGTGTAACCTTCTTCAAGATGCCGAGGACAAAGTAAGTGCTTGGCGAAGATATGATACAAAACGCTTTTCAGAAGAATTTAAAATCTGAACACGTTTTATATAGGTTAATCTTTGAAAAACAGCCAGTGGCTGCGTACTCCTAACCCTACTAACGCTAACAATGTACGCAACGTGAACACGTCTGGTGCTTTGAACAACAACAATGCTAACAATACTAACGGTTCGGCGGCGGATTACAGAAATAATGAACTTGGTCAGAACGAGTAACGAAAGTGAAAGTCGTACCATTTTTGCAAGGAAAGATTAACCTGTTTGGCAGAAATGCCAACAAAATTAACACTTGATGCGAGGTGTCTCTTACGAGATACTTCGCTATCCACAAGTGAGGAAGATGATAATATTGGAACAAGAATATCTTGACTTTAAAAATATGTATGAGGGATTGAAGAAGTGCTGTAAGAATGTAAGATGGAAAACATCTGTAACACAGTTTGAAATGAATGGTTTAAAGAATACTGCAAAGGCTTTAAGAGATATAAAGTCTGGCAAGTATAAGTTATCTGAGTATCAGAACTTTACCATTTATGAACCTAAGTTAAGGCATATAACAGCAACAAAAATCAGAGACAGGCAGATACAAAGAAGTGTGTGTGATACAACTCTATATGATTTACTTACAAAATCCTTTATACACTCCAATGGAGCTTGTCAGAAAGGCAAAGGAACTACATTTGTATTAAATGATTTTAAAAGACAATTGCAGAAGTATTACCGTAAACATGGCAATGATGGTTATTATCTAAAGTGTGACGTACATCATTTCTTTGAAAGTATCAATCACGATATATTAAAGGATAAACTTGCGGAACGCATTGACGATGAACATATCCTATATATGGTATACATGATAATTGATAGCTTTGGTGATAGAGGGCTTGGTTTAGGAAGTCAGGTCAGTCAATTATTAGCTTTATTCTATCTCGATGAGCTTGACCATATTATAAAGGAGAAATTACATATAAAGGTCTATACAAGATATATGGATGATTTTATATTGGTAAGCGAAAGTAAAGAACAATTAATTGAAGCTAAAGAGTATATAGAAGCATATCTCACAGGGATTGACCTTGAATTAAATAACAAAACTGTATTACAGAAGATAAAACACGGTATCATGTATCTGCATTGGAAATATAAAATTACTGATACAGGCAAAGTTCTTATGTTACCTGACAAGAAAAGATATACTAAACGTAGGCATAAAATTAAAAGACTTATAAAAGCATACAAAACAAATAAGATAACAAAAGAACATCTTCTGCAAATCATTAATTCTATGAAAGCACATTTAGCTAAAGGCAATGCTTATAAAGCTATAAAAGAGATTGATGATATGATTAATAAGGCAATTGAATAAAATTATATTTTTATGGATAGATTCGAGGAGCTTATGGATGAAGCTCCCGATGAAGCAACTCGTAAGAAATTTGAAAGACTCATGATGGAAATGAAGTAATTAAATAAGGGGTGGTGGTGCAACAGCCATCGCCCCCCTCAAATACGGAAATTCAGGTGACAAGATGATGTTACCTTTTATATAAAAAACTAAATGAAAGGAGTGATCGTATGAAAATGTTTTGGCAAAAACTTTGTAAGCTTATTGACGTAAAAAGTCTTATTAGTCTGCTATTTGCCGTTTGCTTGTCTATCTCTTATTTGATGGGCAAGGTAGAGGTAAAGGACTATCTTACGGTATGCACAATGGCATTCACATTCTTTTTTAGTTATCAAAACAATAAAACTGAGACAGGAAAACAAGGTGGAAAAGATGAATAGTGTAATAGAAAGGAGTAAATTATGAGCGTATATGTATTACCTTACAACTCAAAAGAGCAATTATCTCCACATCTTAACGCACAGGAATTACGGTGCAAATGTGGTGGAACACACAACATAACGGTCAACACTGATCTTATTGACAAGATTGAGAAGTTGATATCCACAATTGCTGCTATTAAAGGCGTTTCTGCTGACGAGGTGCATATCAATGTTAGCTCTGCAAATCGCTGTAAAATGCACGACGTTAACGTCGGGGGCAACGGGTTTGGAATGCACGCTTTGGGCAAAGCTATGGACTTTCAAATAACTTATGATAATCAAGCAATAGATGCCAGGCTCATAGCTTGCATAGCACAGGAAATCGGATTTACAGGCATTGGAAGAATTACATCATCTTATATTCATTGCGACGTAGGAACGCCCGAGAATCACGGCGGAATGAAATGGTTAGGCGACGAGATGGTTAAAGGTGGCACTTCGGGCAGTATCATTCGTGAACCACAAACATATTGGGATTACTATGGTTTGAAGCGTAGCGATTATTTCAAAGCTGAACCACTCGCAGAGGAAAGCCTTGAAAAACAATTGCAGACAGTTCTTAATAAAATGGGCGAAAATCTTGTGGTTGATGGAGTGATTGGCGAAAAGACACTTTCTGCCCTTAAAAAGCATAATGTTCAGAAAGGCGAAAAGGGAGAGTTTATAAAAGTTATCCAGAAAATTCTTAATGATAAAGGCTATGACGCAGGAACAGAAGATGGCATAGCTGGTGATAAGACTATTCAAGCTATTTGTAATGCAGCTTGGGATAGATTATACAACTAAAGAAAGGAGGCTTTTATGTTGACACCCGAAGATTTGGCTCAACTTGATAACATCTATGTCCGCAAGGACGACTGTAATGATCGCCACGCTGACACAGCAAGAGAAATCAGTGAACTCACCATTTCACAAGCTAAAATCAACACACGACTCGGTATGTTGATTAAAATTAATGCTGCTGAATTAGGCGCAGTTGGAACTGCGATAATCGCCGCAATAATGAAGCTTATCTTGAAGTGAGGTGATACTGATGTCCCCCGATTGCAAGGTATGCGAAAACCAAAAGTGGAAAGACCATTATATGATGACACAGCAAATATTTGACAAAGTATTAATAAGACTAACAATTGCATTCGTCCTCATATTCACTGTCATGGTAATATGCATCTTTGTGCTGGTCTGCACAGTAATCAGAACACAAAAATTCATTGACGGATTTGAATATGTCGAGGAAACCGAAATACAGATAGAACAGGATTGCGGCGGGCAAAATGTCGTGATGCTGCCAGATGGAAAAGAGGTAAGAACTAATGGGGCAGAAATACACGGAGAAGAAGAAACGTTATTGGAGAAAGAAAACAACAAGAGCAACACAATCAACGTCTACAAGTGATAGTTTATGGCAGAAGATAAAGAAAATATTCACCAAAAAATAATTATGGGGTGCGTATTAGGTCTTAATTGACTTGGTACGCACCCTATTTTTTTCGTCTTATAAATCCTCTAACAGTCTGACAGCCTGTGCCTTCTGCTCGTTGATAATATGCACGTATGTATTGTAAGTGAATGTTACGCTTGCATCGATATAAAAAACAAGTATCAGAGCATTGACCTTGAAAGCGCAAAGGTATGCCTGTTTGTAGATAGAATGATATTGCACCTATATAAAGCCACAAACCGCCTTTGTTAAATTTTTGAAAAGTCCCTAAACGGTAACTTCGCAGGCGTAGCCGCCCTTGATTGCTAAAACACGCTCCCACAAGCACCACAAGAGCCGAGAACGCCCTTGCAAGCAAACAGGGGTGTAATTACCCTTAAAACAATACAACGGCATTACAACGCATTTTAGACGGTATTTTAGCGATGTTTGGAGCAGGTAATATAATAACACTGAACTACCCTTTGTAAAGGGCTTCTTGCTTCAACGTCCTCGTAACCTCAGACTCCACAAGCGTAAATTCCGATAGTTCCTACCGTACTAATGGTATATTAGACTGCTAATAATCCTTGCTTTAAGA